TCGGCCGCTTCCTCATCCTCGGCCGCTTCCTCCTCATCCTCGGCCGCTTCCTCCTCATCCTCGGCCGCTTCCTCCTCATCCTCGGCCGCTTCCTCCTCATCCTCGGCCGCTTCCTCATCATCCTCGGCCGCTTCCTCCTCATCCTCGGCCGCTTCCTCATCCTCGGCCGCTTCCTCATCCTCGGCCTCGGCAGCACCCTCGCACTCAGCCTTGCACTGCTCGCTGTACTCACAAGCAGCGCACTCCTCATCGTCATTCCAGTCCAGACCGTAACAGGACTTGCTGCCATCCTCGGTGGCCTCGCCCTCGCCCTCCTCAACCTTCACGCCTGTCAGCATGGCCATGACATCGGCCGGGTTGCGATACATGTTGGCAACCACCTTGAACAGGTCGCACCCGCCCTCGGGCTTGGTGGCTTCCTTGCAGATGCGCACCACCTCCTTGGACAGCTTGATCGGGCGCTTGGCAGACTCCACATCCACCTGCACCTTGTACTTGGTGGCCAGGCCCTTGCCTTTCTTCTCCACCTTCACCAGCACGGCTGCGTTGGGATCGGTGATGTCGCCATTCTCGTTGATGGCATCCAGGAAGCTGGTGTGGACCGTCTGGCCACAGAAATACACCACAGCCTTGGGGTGCAGCTTGTTCCACTGCTCAGCAGAGCTGGCACGGAAGTCGGTGGGGACCACCCACCACATGTAGCGCGTCTGGGCCCGACACTTCTGCGCCTTTTCCTGGTCCATGTCACCGTTGTAGATGGCCTGGCACACAGGGCACTCGGTTCCCTCTGCCGGCAGGACCACGCCACGCTTCCTCAGCTGCTCAACCACAAAGGGGTGACGCAGGATGGAAGCATCACCAACCTCCTGGTTGTGGCAGACGGTCATGCCCTCCTTGTCGCCCACGCTGTAGTGCACCTTCAACTCGATGAAAGGCAACCCGGTCGTGGGCTCATCCACATCAGCTTCACCACGGCAAGGCGCCCCAAGATACAGCCGGGTGTCACCCTCGTTGGGGTTCCAGAACTCACCACTGCTCTGGATTTCCGCCCGCTTTTTCTTGGTCTTGTTCAGGTCCACGCTCATGACTTTCCTCCGCCTTTCTTGAAGGTTTTGCGAACACCATCAGTCAGTTGTTCCCTGCGAGCCTCGCTGGCCGCAGCCTTGGTTGACATCCCGGTCGCATCCAACTCCGCCCGCATCATGGCGCCCTTGGATTGCAGCAGACTGGCTTTGGACTTGAAGGCATCAACGATGGAACGCAGGGTGGTTGCCTCAAGAGTCGCCTGTGCGATGTGACCCTTGTGCGTCACGAAGTCCTTGCTGGCCTCCGTGATGTCCTTGGCCTTCCACTCCGCAATCTTGGGGTCCTGGGCCAGGATCTTCTTGCCCATGTTGGCAGCCCAGTTCCTGTAAGAACCATCAGTGTTGATTCGCCTGGCCTCCGCCTCACCCCACAGCCTCCCCCAGAATGCAATCTGGGCAGCCACCTTGTCCATATCCTCGCTGACATCACCAATCAGCAACTCCTGATCGATGTCCAATTCAGCGATGGTGCCATCATCCATCCTCACCTTGTACTTGCCAAAGCTCATTTTCCCTCCTGTTTTGGATTCAGCTTCTTTTTGGCCGCCGGGGAGGCAGAAAACCTCAGCTGGCAGCGATCACCAAATTTCATCGGCTTGTTGAGGATGGGCGACACCAGGCGCCTTCCCTTGATCTTGCCAAGATAGAAAGCACCAAAACCAGGGACAGTCACCCGTTCCCCTGCGATCACACGCTCGATGATTGACTCAAAAAGCAGCTTGATGATCTCCCTGGTCTTGGTCACCCGGCCACAATGCTTGCATCGAACAGAACAAGCCCCAGAATCATGGGCCACTTCATTCAGCCCCGGCATCTCTTCCCTCCTGCTCTTCCTTCCCAGCTGAAGGTGTTTTCGCTGAATCTAGCATCCAAATTTTGCTGGATTCAGTCAGGTGCAGACATTTGTTGTAGCTGTTCCATTTTCGAGCGTACCAGTCTTTGAGCCCATCCAACTGGAGTGAAGCATACATCCCCGGTCTGATGTGTTCCTTCCACATGTCCCAGCAGTATGAAAAACACAGCACATCGATGTATTCTCCGGACGGGCCAGCCAGTCCAAAAAATGCCATGTCACGCAGGTTCTTGTCTTTCTTGACCCATAGGTGCGTCACAACGCCTGTCAGGATCGGCAGCTTCCCTTCATCATGCGCTCTGTCAATCAGCTTGTGGTAAGACGTCATGGCCTTGACTTTGGCATTCTTGCTCTTCCAGGCACGCGTCAAGGTCGGATGCTGACCAGTGACCAGACGTTCCCAAATGGTCAGTTCACGCCCGGCCTCGATTCCTTGCCGGAGGGTTTCAATGTTGACCATGTACTGTGCTCGCATCGTATCATGCTGCCGATTTGGGATTGCCAACAGGATGACCGGGGTGCCAACTCCGCTGTCCACAATCTCGCGGTAGTCATCAAAGATGTCATAATTGATTTTGATTCGATTCTGCTTCCCACTAGCATCCTCCACGTTGATGTTGGCATACCTCTTGCCCCAACCCATCTTTTCCTTTTCCGCCTCGCTGGGCAGATCGCCCGTGTGGAAATCACCCACCTGGTTGTATTTCACCTCCACAATGATGCCCAGGACATACACACCTTTGTTGTGATAATCTTTGAAAAATGACTCGCTGCTCATGTCTACAATTTTGACCTTGATGTGCTTGGATATGAAATCGCTGTAGGCATCAATTGGGTGCTTCCCAAAGGCCAATGGGCTCACCTTCGATGCAACCAGGATCTTTTCTTCCTCCGACCAATCAGGCTCCGCCTTGGAAGCCTTCAGCATCCCTTTCAGTTTGACCGCCCAACCGGCCTTCTTGATCACGCCCCAAATTTCATCCATGTGCTCAATGAACCACTTGGTGTTTGGGACCAGCGTGTTCAACGCACCCGCGTTTGCCAGCGCCGTGACCACCCGCTTGTGCACCTTCCTCCCGACTGCCCGCTCAATGAAATCGCACACGTCCCTGTATGGCTGGTGTTCCATGATTTCAGCAGCAGCAGCTTCGCCCACAAATTTGATATCACACAGCGAACCTCGGATGGCATTGTGCTTCCGGTCGATGCTGAAGCTCATTTTGGATGCAGAGACATCCGGAGGTAGCATTTCAATGTCATGCTTCTTGGCATCCTTGGCCACCTGTTGCACCCTGATTCGATCTGGTTCCTGCCTGAGCAGGGAGCAATAGAATTCAATGGGATAATGCTTTTTGAGCCACATGCACCAATAAGCAATCATCCCATAGGCTGTGGCATGACTCTTGTTGAATCCATAGGACCCAAAGAATGTGATGGCATCCATGATCTTCCCGGCAACTTCCTCCGTCATGCCCGGGGTGTTCTTCACAGCGCCCTTGATGAAATTTGACCGTTCCTTCCCGATTGTCTCATCGCCCCATTTTTTGGCAATCTTCTTTCGCAGCGAGTCTGCCGTTGCCGGTGGGAAGCCTGCCACTTCGGTGAAAATCTTGAGCACATGTTCCTGGTACACGATGATGCCCAATGTGTCAGATGTGATCTGGCTCACCCTCGGATGGAAAGCTGTCTTTTTGATCAATTTTGGGTTCTTTTTCCGCGCCACATATTGTGTGGCCAATCCGCTCCGCGCCGTTCCAGGTCGATTCAGCGCTGTCATGGCGGCCACATCCTCAAAATCGGTGAACTTCACACCAGCACAGATTTTGTCCGCTCCTGGTGAATCGTACTGGAACACACCAACATAGTCATGTTCTGTGAAGCCAGCCAACACTTCGGGCTCATTGAGGTCCAGGCGCTCTGGGTCAACAAGAATGCCATGGTGCTCTTGGATCATCTCGATTGCCCCACGGATGACTGTCATCGTCCGGAGGCCCAGGACATCCATCTTCAGAAGGCCCATCGCCTGGATGCCATACATGTCAATTGCACTTACAATTATGGGATTTTTTGAATCCCTGGTCTCCAACGGTATCAAATTGTCCAAGGGCTCCGGGCTGCACACGACACCAGCCGCGTGAATCCCCAGGTTCTTTGCCAATCCTTCCAGCCGTTTTGCGTGGTGTAGCACCTTGGGATATTTGGCATCAAACTCCCGACACACCTTGAACTCTTTGAATGAGTCCTCAATGGTCTGACTCACACGCTCATCCCCGCTGGACCGTTCGATGATGCTGGCTGTTACTTGGTTCACCTCCGCGAATGGCACCTCCAACACTCTGGCAACATCTTTCAAGCACTGCTTCCCTGACAGCTTCCCGACCGTTGCGATCTGGCACACCTTGTCCTGACCATATTTCACCCGGAGGTATTCAATGATCTCTTGGCGCCGAACATCCTCAAAGTCCATGTCGATGTCTGGCATGTCAATTCGGTCTGGGCTGATGAATCGTTCAAACAACAACTTGTGTTCGATTGGATCAACTGATGTGATGCCAATCAGGAATGACACCAAGGAACCAGCAGCCGAACCTCGGCCGGGCCCACAAGCAATCCCTTGGCTCCTGACCCACTGGTACAAGTTGTGAACCAGCAGGAAGTAAGCCACAAAATTCTGCCTCTTGATGGAAGCCAACTCCATCTTCAATCTGTCAAGATAGATTTGCAGCTGCTGTTCATAGGTGTTCCCCTCCCGCTTTGCGACACGCTCCACACGCCCTGGGATGTCACGCCATTCCCATCCTGTGTGGCACAAATGAATCATGTATTGATACTGGTCGGTGTAACCGTCTGGCAGGTCGATGGGAGGCATCAGGCACTTGAATCGGTCGATGACTAGATTGCAATCAACGATGTCTGAAAACAGCACGGTGTTGTCAAGGGCTTCTGTGATCACACCGGCCGGGATGTAGTTGTGGTGCGTCTGGAAGGCTTGGATCATCTCGCCCCGAGTCCTAAAATGGAAGCCTCGATCACTGAATCTGAATCGGTCAGGATTGCTCATGGTGTTCCCGGTTCCGATTGCCAACAGAACCTCGTGATGCTCCCAATCCTCCGGCTTGATGTAGTGTGCATCTTGAGTGGCAATGATTCTCGCTTTTTTCCCCCAACGCTTCCACACCTCGATGGTGAACGTGTTGGCCACAACTTGTTCTCGGATGTTGTGCGGCATGATCTCCAACCACAAGTCCTCGCCAAAATAGTCAAACATCGAATCACCCAAGGCCAGTGCCGTCTTTTCCCGGCCTTGGTTCACCAGTTCATTCAGGATTCCCCCGCAACAGGCTGAACCGATCATCACGCCTTCACTGTGTTCAAACAGGGTTTGCAGGTCGATGCGTGGCTTGTAGTAGAATCCTTCAATCCATGACTTCGATGACAACTTGTACAGATTGCGCAATCCTTCAAGATTTTTGGCCCAAGCCGTCATGTGCCAATCGCCCCGGATGCCTCTCAGCTTCTCAATCCTCCTGACTTCATCCTTGAACTCTTGCCTGTTCCTCCCCTCCGACAATGATTGTTTCAACGCTTCATCCAAGCCCTTTTGGTGCATATCAGCGCAAACGTAGAATTCAATGCCAAAAATGGGCTTGATTTGCTTTTCGTTGGATTCCAGCAACAGTTGATACATGCCTCTCATCGAGCCATGCTCTGTAAAGCATACAGCCTTGTGCCCACGCTCCTTGGCCACTTGAACATACTCGGAAATGCGCCCGCACCCGTCCAACTGGGACATGTCGCTGTGGGTGTGAAGATGCACCATCCTGTCAACTTTGTTAGCCATGGGCACCTTTCAAAAAGCATCTTTCATGCTGGTGTGTAGTTTGTGCGTGGCCAGAACGTAGTTCACAGCCATCTTGAGTTGCTCCGGGAAATCCACTGTCAACATCCACTGCAGATAGCCTTGCGCGCCTTCAACTATCTCACTCAATTTCTTCCCCTGGTATTTCCCAAAAAACAACTCGGCATCCACAGCAAGTTTGTCTTCAAATATGACTCTGAATCTGGCCCCAGACATGTTCTGCGGACGCACAGATGCGACCTTCCCCAGGTCCACACTCCCAACCTTCTTGTCTTTGCCTTTCCAAGGCGAGGGCATCCCCTCAACCTCTTCACCGGCCAACCAGCGTTCCCAATCTTCCCTTGATGGACTCATCCTTGTCTCTTCAATATCTTCTGCGGATGCCATCCCGGGAACAAGTTTGAGCATCTGATCATGTCGCCCCAGGCATCCCATTTGGGTTGTTTCACTTGAGCAAACAGCTCAACCCTCGGGAGGTGACCCATCAAACGCACGATGCGCTTGTGGACTTCCAACGGTTTGCGGGAGTGCTCCGTGACTGGCTCAATGACCACAGAGTGCACGCCCATGTCCACCCTCTTGGGATTCCCTCGGATTGCAAGCAGACATGGTTCTGTGTTGGCCCTGCTCCAGTTGCCCATCCCCCAATGCATCTTCCCGTTCTTGGTGGTCTTGACCCACAGAAAACCCAAGGTTTTGTAACTGAATCCCCAAGCCTCAATCACCTCAAATGCATCATACAACTTTGGCCATGTCGCCCACAAGAACAAGACGCAATTGTCAGCTGCGATTCTTTCGACTGGCATGGCCAACAGATCGTCCTGCTTCAGGATGTTGTACTTGTAGACTGCCCCACGTTCCCCGGAACAGCTGTCACGATACTGCCAGGGTGGATCTGCCAGGATGATGTTGTACAGCTTCCTCCTGCTCATCATTCCTCCGACGACACCAACTTTTGGTTACGCAGGCACACATCCACAATCCTGTTGACGCCTTCCTTCACACCGATTGTCCCTGTATTGATCATCATCTTGGGGAGTTTCAGGTGTCGGAACACCTCCTGAAACATCCTGTCCAACTTCTCACGCTGGACCTTGGTGGGCTTCCACCCGTCGCCACGCCCCTTGGCAACAGCGTGGTCACAGACCAACCACACATACAGGACATTGACCCCGCCTGCTCGGATGATTTCTTGCCACACTTCTGCCATTTCTTGGCAGACGTTCTTGCTTTTGTACAACGTGTCCCATCTGCCAGAACCCAACTGGCCATAGGCCAGTGCAGATGGAAGGCTCCGATCAAGAACAACCTTGGCTCCGGTCGCTGCCAAGAAATCAGCCGCAAAGAAATCCTCGATGTGGGTGTTCACCTCCACTCCAAACTTCGCCAACCTTTCCTCGGGCGCTTCCTCGTTGACATTCTTCCGATGGAGGTCTGTGTTGCCATGCCTGAATGGCCGGAAGATGGGGATGCCAAGCACAGATGCCAACTCTTTGGCATAAGTGCTTTTGCCAACCCCATTGGAGCCTTCCAGGATGATGATCACCGTGCCTCCTTCAGCGCCTTGTGCGTCTCATCCAACGCCCACAGCGCCATCTGGATGTCGCTGTGCGACACGTTCAACGGAGGTGTGAACCGGATAGGACCAAACTGCCTGTGCGTGACCAACGACAAGCCATGATTCCTTCCCTCTGTGATGAACTGAAAGCCATCATAGCCACCCGCCTCATAGTCAGGCGTGAATGCATTGAGCAACCCAGCCCCATCAAATTCCTTGATCCAAGGCATGCTGCTCCACGTCTGCCTGATGAACTCGCCCTTGTTCCTGACGAGGTGGATGTTGGCATCCAACCATTGGTACAACTTGATGGCCAAATGGCAACACAGCAGCGTTCCTCCGAAGGTGTTGAAATGGACGCCAGGCGTGAATGCTCTGGCAATCTCATCCCGTGCCAACATGCAGCTCATCGGGAGGCCCATGGCAATTCCCTTTGACAGAGTCATGATGTCGGGCTTCACCCCACACCCTTGCCAGCTGGCAAAATGCCCGGCCCGTCCATTCCCAGCCTGGACATCATCATAGATCAACAGCACCCCGTTCTTGCTTCTGATGGAATCCAGATGCTCCCAGAACTCGGCCGGATAGGTCTTGACCAGGTTGTTGCCCAACACCGGAGCCAGGATGATGGCGGCCACAGCATCCCATTCGGGCTCCTTGCCCTCGTGCTCCACCCCGTCTGTGACCACCTGCCAGAATGTCTTGTCATCCAGCACACCAAATCCCTTCGGGATTGGCCCAAACCCATGCCTGTGGTATGGGCTCACACGAGGGTCGCTGGCGGCCATGGCAAATCCTGTCCTGCCGTGGAAGTTGCCGTTGATGGTCAGGATGACATGGCGCCTCGGGGCAATCATGTCGAAAGGCACATTGAGGTTCCTGGTGTAACCACGCTCTTTGTCCCACCAGAACTTACGAGCAATCTTGATGGCTGCCTCATTGGCCTCGGTTCCGGAATTGGCAAAGAACACCCTGTCCATCCCTGTCCGGTCGCAGATGATCTCAGCGGCATCCCATCTGGTCTGGTGCGGATACACGTCCGGAAGCCTGTGCGGGTTGCCTGTTGCCAAGAAAGAATGGATTGCTTGCAAAAACTCAGGCGTGTTCATCCCCATCGAACACACCCCTTCATCACCCCAAAAGTCCAGCAGAGGTTCCCCTGCTGCTTGGGTGATGGTTGCCCCCATCCCCTGCTTGACCACCAACGGCATCCGCTCGATGTTCCCCATCAACCTTCTGTTCATGTCCATGGCTTCCTCCGTTCAGACGTTCAGATGCGCTTGCCTGTGTAGGGGTCACGTCCCCAAAAAGCCTTGTATTGTTCCGCCCGCTGTTTCATCTCAGCCATCATGGGGATTTCGGATTTGATGAGGGTCGGTTGTCCGCCATTCAACACGTGGTGGTGCCAGTGCAACGGGCAAGGCGGCAGGCAATCATCACCCACCAACCTGCGGCGGCACTCTTCCTTGTACACGCATCCGTTGAAAGTGTCACCTTTCAAACATGGCGGAGTGACCAGGTTCCGGAACACCGGATGGATCTTGGTGGCCAACTCGTTGACCATCCCTTCGATGACCGGCCCCCACACACCAAGCTGAAGAATCCAGCAGCCACGCTTGGAAATGATGTGCTGGATGGCGCCCATGTTGAGCTTCCAACTGATACGATGTTGGGCCCCCAACGGGATCAACTCCCTGGCATCCTCCATGGGGATTCCAGCATCCACCATGTTGTTGTAGGCACTTTCGATGAGTCTCATGGTCTCATCGAATCTGGCCCGCGCTTCAGGATTCTGCTCAACCGTCTGCGGCAGGCGATATTCCCCCAGCGTGGCAAACGTCCCCATGTCCTGGATGCGCATCGACTGCGACCACCACGAGGATTCAGACAGATCAGGGATGCGATCCACCATCACGATGTCGCTGCCAAGGCGCTCCGGCGATGGCTTGACGCCAATCCTGTGCCGCACAGCCTGTTCACGCCAGCTGACACTTACACCCTCCAGCATGAACACAAAGTCGATGTGTTCCCCAACCGGAATGCCCTGGGCCACAACAGCCTCGAACAATCCCAACACCTCGGCCTTGGGCACATGTTGTTTGATCTCGGCAGGCAACCGGAGCGCATCTGTGCTCTTGGAAGCCTCCCAAACGCTGTACACCGTTTCCAACGGGTCCTGGGTCCACGACAACAGAGTGACTTTCACCTTGCTCATCTTCCACCTCACTCGGCACAATGCCGGTTTGTTTCCAGCCATTCCAATATCTCGCCCCAATCCTTCACCCTGTGAATCAGTGGGTGGGTTGGAATCGTCCTGTTGTCAGGGGTGTCAATCAGAAGCACCCTGACCCCAATGTTCACCAGCTCCAATGCGTGCTTGTCCCTGTCCTCAACAAAGGCTATCGGCCGGGCCGGGAAAATGTGCTCATAAATGGCTTCAGACTTGTCCTTGTTGAACAGCAACAAGTCATGCTTCACCCCATTTTCCCGGAGCCACGCCAAGGTGTCTGAATACACCCTCTTGTATTGCCAGTGCGGTCTGGCTGTGATGAGAGCAATTTTGAATCCCCAGCTGGCTACCTTGTCCAATGCTTCCTTTGCACCCGGGATGACTGGCAAGGTTCTGAATCCACCATTTTTGTAATAACGCTCTTTGAGCCCTTCCAGCGCCAGCACCATCTGGTCATTCATCGGGGCGCCATTCCTCGCCTTGGCCAATTCGGCCTGAAATCCTGAGAGGTCAGCAATACACCCATCAAGATCAGAAATCAACAGCTTGGTGTTCGCTTGCAACTCCATCGTTGCACTATCGGCCTTTGAGCCCACCTCGTGGCTCTTGTGTATGAACGCATCCAGCACTTCCTCCGGCTGGATGTTGAACACTTGCGCAATTGAAATGGTGTACTTCATGATGTCCACCACTTCATCAATCACGTTCCCCTTTTCCACCGGCCGTTGCTTCAAGATGTGGTCCTTGTGGCTGGCAACTTCCCTGGCCAACTCTTGGGCTTCCTCGTACAGCCCCAAACACAGGTCCTTGAGCAGCTTTTCGCGCTCATGGATAGGCAACACCTCGGGGTCAAGGCCAAAGCCCTGTTGCTGATGGCGTTGCAGGTCCCAAATTGCCTCAAGCATATCAGTCATCCAAGCCACCTCCTGGCCAACGCTTCAGCGCCATCCAGCACCGTATCGGCAGTTGCTCTTGGGTCCCACTGGGCAAATCTCCCCAGCGGCGCCACATTATCAGGCCATTGCGGCTGAGATGGAAGAGGCAGCAGATGCCCTTTCATCCCAACACGTATCTGTTTGATATAATAACCATCTTGGAAAATGAATTGTAGGTCACTCTCCATTTTGGTGTTGTCCAATTCCCCATTGGCTTCAACCATGTATCCAAGCCCAGCCGGACTGAATCTGTGAATGTAGTCTGCTGGCGTGTACGGGGTGTACACAAAGTCCCATGAGGCATAGCGATCACGCTCCGGAACCACCCATGCGATGTTCAACTTCATCGCAAATCCTTCTGGCAGGTACCATGGGCAGATTCTTTTCAATATCCACATCGGAATGGTTACGATCATGGCATCGTACTGGAACCAACCTCCTGGCTCAACTCTGACTCTGCTCTTGGTCACTTCAACAGCTTCGCCACGGATGATCCTTGCGCCCTTGGACAACTGATCAACCAATGACTCAAAATCAGTCCGGATGGCGTGCCTGGCCTTGGAGCTGGTTGGGTCATTCATAGCCTTCTTGGTGAAAGCACCCGGTTGGGTGCGACGTGTTTTGGAATAATGATCACGCTGCACCCGGGCCGCTTCCTCCGATGGCATTTTGTTGAGTGCTTGTGGATACGGCAGAACGCTTCCCCTGAGCAAGATGCCTCCATTCAGACGGTAGGATGAAAATGGCAATCCCATTCTGCTGACCATTCTGACCATGCCATCCGTCCTGTGGATGTACTTCAACCCGCCTGAGATGAACTCCCCTCCCAGCCGCCCAGGCTCAACAATGACCATTTCGGCCGGAGCCGTTCCCCTGTGCTGTTGGAAGGCATGATGGGCAATGAGGCCTGAGATTCCTCCGCCGAGGATGACAACCTTCACAGCTTCACCTCCGGCATTTGGAATGCGCCCTTTTCGCACATCCTCTTCAGCTGTTCAGCCAACCAAGTCAGCCCTCCCAACTCCATGCTGGTCAATCTCGATTTGAAGCTGGTTGGATAGGTCAAATTGGATGGTGTGTACCTGCTTCGATCATGTTTTGACATGTATTCAATGAACTCGTCCTGCAACCATGGGAGGTCCACCATCAATGTCCTACTCAACAACTCAGGGCGCATGCTTGCAACTGGTATCCTCCGCCCGCCCCTTGGAGCGCAATACACAGCCACATAACCTGATGACTTGCGTCTGTCCACCCAAAAGAATTGGCCTGGCCTTGGAGCATATCCGACTGCTGGAAGCCTTCCAGGGAAAACTCTGCCCAGCTGTTGTAGGAAGTGGACCATGAGCGCCAAGGCTTCCTGCTTTCTGGCTGCCACAGCCTGACTCTTGCGTCGCCAACGCCTTGCCTTGCGCTTCCTCCGCTTGCTCCTTGTGCCCTCCTGCTGCTCGGAACCTTCAGCTTGGCCCTCGGCCTGGGTTGCCTGTCCGGATGCCTCCTGCGCATCGCCTTGTGCTTTTTGGATAGTGGCTCTCAGGTCTTTCAGAAATAGCAGGAATGTCCTGTGGTCAACGTGGATCGATCTGCTGTATGCTCCATCACCGTTGTCTATTGTCTCAATGTGCTCTTCCCTTTTCTCACCACTTTCCTCGCAATAAGTGCTGAAGGCAGAACAATATGGTGACCAAGCGCATTTCAGCCGGGCAACCTTGTCTGTCGCCCGGCTGTCACCATCGCACTCAGGATCACTTTTCGAGTACAGCCCCAAGCACAGGGGCATTCTGTCCGCCCCGCCACTCATTCTTCCGCAATTCCCCTATCAGTTTGTTGTACCATTGAATTGGAAGCCTGACACGGATTCTCCCTGTGCCGGCAACCTCGCCAGTGTTTGGATTGAATCGCCCTTCAACCACAATGGTAAAGTGCTTGGCCGCCCGACATCCCATCACGATGGCGCCCCAAGCATATTGGATCACAACCAACTTCCGGGCCAATCCTTCTTTGATGGCAATCTTGGGATTTTTCAAGGTCAAACCGCGCCGGATTGCTGTTGTTCTGACAAATTCTGCATCATTCCATTTGGCGCTCGTGTGGACAAGGGGTCGGCCCATGATGATAGACTCTTCCTGTGTTCCCCAGATTTCGCTGAATTCCCCTACCAAATCCATGAACTTGAGCCTGATCTTAGACAGAATCCAGTCAATTTGGTTCTTGGTCATATTGAATCGTCTGCACAATTCCACATTGCTGGCACCATCAGGCCCGAGGTCCAAACGTGCCTCGAACACCTTGCGTTCCTCTGCACTCAGACGTTCCGCCAGGCGCTCCTTGAATTGACACAGCATCCTCGCCCGCTCCTGCTCAATCAACGCTTCCTCGGGCGATGTTGCGCTGGGGTGGAAGCACTCACTGAGTTCATCCAGGCTCTCAGGTCGCATCGGAGTTGGAGCCCATCCAGCCCCATCCCAAACCATCACATGCGGCATCCGGCTTTTGGCAAGCATGCTCGCCATCAGGCTGTTGTAGGTGTTCTCCATCACCTTGCTGATGAATGCCTCGGCCGTTCCCCTCTTGGGGTCGAATGAACCGTGTGCAATTGAAGACAGAAGGGCAATCCGACCTTCTTGCACGGCATCATCAAAGTCAATTGGTCCGTTCCAGCGCAGCCGTCTGGCCCGAGTCTTGATGATGGGCAGGTGCTCTTCCTCCGCCTGCCTGTATTGCTTCTTGATCTTGTCGTCGCACCGCTTCACGCAACCCTCCGCTTGCCGCCCACCAGCTTGTCCTTGAGCAGCTTCAAAACAGACTCAGCGATCTTGTCCATCTCTCGAATCCAGATGTGATCTGAACCATTTTCCTTGGTGTAGTATTCTCTCACTGAGCTGCCGTTGTTGCCCAGCCCGATGCCCAGAACCTCGATGCCTGCTGCGACCACCTTGCGAATCATGTCCACCAGGTGCTGCGCCTCCAGCTCCAGGTTGCAACCGGCAGCCGGACGCCCGTCGCTGAGCACCAGGATCATCTTCCGCGCCTCCGGGCGCTTGGCAATGCGCTTGGCAGCCGCAATCAGCGCATCGCCATCGCTGTTGTTGCCACCACCATCCATGGCGGAGGCCAGGCCATCCCGCGCCTTGGCGAGTTTTTCATCAAACGTCTTGAACTCCTCGATGCGCAGAGCCCAGCTGCGACCCGTGCAACCTTCCCTCACACCCACGAGGTTGTGGAATCCGAGGATTTCAAACTTGATGCCCAGTGATTCCAGAGTCTCAGCAACCGCAATCGCAGTCCTCTGGGCCGCATGGGCGCCAGTTCCGCTGTTTTCGCTGCTGGACATTGAGCCTGAAAGGTCGATTAGCAGCGTGATGGCCGTGTCAATCTTGTCGCCTTCCCGCTTCTGTGCGAAAACAAACTTGTTTCCAGCCCGGAGGCTGTGGAGGTTTGATGAGTCCAACTCGCCGCTTTCCTGGTCAGCCTCCCGGCGGCAAGCGGTCTTGGCCTTGATCAGCTGGGACAGCTTGGCCCGAAGGGTTCCAATCTGGCCACCCAGGGTGGCCTTGATGGCGTTGTACTTCCCAACGCTGGGCAGCGCCTCGGGCTTGCCAGTGCTATCGGCCTTGAGCACTTCAGGGCTGACCACGTACTTGCCATCACAGATGGCCCGTTCCATGGCCTCGGTGGACTTTTCTTCAATTTCCTTCCGCAGCGCATCAGCCAGGTCGGTCACATTGGCGTCATCATCGGAACCGTCCAGTGCCTTCTCAGCCTCGCTTGGCTCGCTGGGAACCGTTCCCTTGGCATCCTCGCTGTCAGAGGTGCCGTCCTGCTTGTCACCTTCCTCCGCCTTGGACTCGCCCTTGGCCTGGTCACCCTCGGTGCTCCCCTTGTCATCCTTGCTGCCCTCACCCTCACCCTGCTCCTCACCCTCACCCTGCTCCTCACCCTCGCCCTGCTCCTCACCCTCGCCCTGCTCCTCACCCTCGCCACCCTCGCCCTGCTCCTCACCCTGCTCCTCGGCCTGCTTCTTGGCCTGCTCCCGCTCCTGCTGGGCCTGCTTGGCCTCGGCATTCAGCTTGTTGATCTTCTCCACGATGCGCTTGGCAACAGCCAACGAGTCGTGGCCATTCTTGGCATTCTGCGCAGCCTTGATCTCGGGCTCAAACGCCTTCAGCAACTGGACCATGTCACCAGCCCAGCTGGTGTCGAATCCACGGGCAGCAGCGATGAACGCGCAACCAAACTTCCGCCAGAAGTCCATCTGCTTGCCGCTGTTGGCCCGAATGAAGTGCTTGTTGAGCTTCTGGAGGTTCTGAGCAACGCCAATCAGTTCCCGGCTGGCGTCCATCTCAATCCTGATGTCCTCAACCACGTTCATCATGAGCTTGGTCTTGTTGTCGCGGAGGGTTCTCACGAGGTCAAGCGGGGAAAGCTGACCAGCTGCGTGCGCCTTCTGCTCTTCCCGGACGTGCCAAGTTTCGTGGTCAAGTGCGCCGTCCAGCAGTTCCTCGGGGAGGTCATCCGCATTTGCGGGGAGGGTGATGGTGTTGCCATCGGTGTAGCAGCCCTTGCCGAACCGGACGGTGATGCCCCAGGTCCTGCTGAGGGTCCTGGCCACCTTCTCCATCCTGCTTTCCAGCTTGCTCAGGCTCCGATTCATCGTGTTGACCTCCTGCCCCTTCCCCTATGCGAAAACCATACCGTTTCAATTCAAACCACGCACCTCCGTGTAACAATTACAAATTTGCGATTTCATGCCATGTGCACCAGAATCAAAATTGTAACCTTTTTTCGTACCATTTTTGGTTGAAATCAATCTTTTCAAACACTTCAAACCAGGAAAAGTTTTCCGTGACCCAGAAATCTTTTCCTGGTTTGAACCCATCTCAGTTCCCGAAGTAACGCTGGATGAGGCTGGCCACAAACGCCTTGTCATCCTTGGACATTCTGTTGAGCACCGCTCCGGATGCCGCCTTGGACACTGCCTTGGCTGCGCCGTTGATTTCCTGGGCACCGAACCACACTGCCTGCTGCGCCCACGCCAACAGGCGCCGGGTGCTGAAGGTGGTGTAGCACTGCTCATTGGCAGCTGCCCTGCGAACCTCGTTGGCCACGGACACCATCTTGCGAGCCATCTCAGCCCTGATGCCGGTCTTGCGAGTGAGGATGCGCGTCTCAACATCCACGTCAGGGTAGCTGGTCTCAAGCACCACTCCAAACCTGTCCAAGAATGCCTCGTTGAGGCTGTTGGTTCCCTGATACATGCCGGAATCGTCGCCCCGCCCCTTGGTGTTAGCAGTGGCCAGGATGCGGAAGTTGGGGTGCGCCTTGACCACCTCGCCACCGTTGCCGGTCAGGACCAACTTGGCGCCAGTGGTGCTGCGCTCCAACACAGCCTGGAGCACAAACAGAATCTGGGCCGGAGCCGCATCCAGCTCATCGATCAGCAGCCAGTGGCCGCGCCGCATGGCAGTCGGAAGAATGCCATCCACCCAGCGGGTCACCGACTGGCCCGAGGTCTCATCCACATCCACCACCTTCTCACCCACGAAATCCGCCTTGCGAACATCCCCATCCATGTTGATGCGCTGAACCGGCTGGTTGAGCAGCGAGGCCAGCTGGAGCACGCTGGAGGTTTTGCCGTTGCCGGTGGGCCCGACCCAGAGCAGATTCTGCCTGGAGTCGATGGCCAGCGCCATCAGTTCCCAGGCTTCCTTCATGGTGTCGGACATCTCCCAGCCGTCATCGAACGCAGGGACATAGGGCTGATCCAAGAATGGATCCAACTCCGCCTTTTCCCTCTGAGCGAGTTGGGCCCGACCCACAGTGAACACCTTGGAAGTGGTGGTCACGGAGGCTCCGCTGGCCTTGTCCACACCGATGGTCATCTGGGGAGCCTTGGGGGTGGTGGGCTTCCGATTGAGCTGACCATCGCTGGCCCTCTTTTTGGCGTACTCTGAGAGGATGGGCGCCCCGGGGTATTGGGCCTTGTAGTCAGCCACCTTCATGCTGTGCTCGTGGCTGATGTGGATCTCCAAGCGGTGGAAGTGCTGCCCACAGACTTCACACTTGACCTTCTTGTTCCCGCTCCGGTCTGTGTCGCTCCAGGAACCGCTCATTTTCAACCTCCAGAGTTTGAATACCTGTTCCTGGTTCTATGCGAAAACCATACCGTTTCAATTCAAAAACACTATCCACCAAAGCCCATTACAATTTTGCCAGAATTGGTCATCTCGCCAATCAGCCAAAATTGTAACCTTTTTTCGTACCATTTGAGGACAATTTCAATTATCCAATTGAATTTGTTTCCATATTCATGAACAGAAATCTTTTCGTACACCAGGAAAAGTTTTCCTAGCATTTTCAGCCCTATAACACTTTGATTTGCTTCAATTTATGCTTCAGAAGCTCAGTTTTGTCACCTGAAAACCTCTGCATGCTGTCGATGGCCTCCGTCACATCCTCGGGTGATGATGCCCCCGGGTCGATGCCATCACGCAACCTACACACATACAGGCTCCGAAACAAGCACACCAACTGGGTGGCTGCCTTGAATGGAGCCACATATTCCTCTGGGTCAAGCATCACGATGATGGCCTTGTCACGAGGCAGCGCCCGGAGTTGCATCAGCTGGTTGGCGTGCAGGACCTTCCCAAGCACCGCCACAGCCGAATATCCGTGCTGTATCATCTTCAGCGCATCCAACGGACCTTCAACGATAAACACTGGCCGTTTGCCAATAGATGGCCAGCCGAACAGCAGCGAACCATGGTCTGTGTCCTTCGGGTTGAGATACCTGGGCTGCTGGACGCCAGTGGCATCTCTTGCCGTGAATGATGAACCGGCCGGGCATCTGATTGGGATGACCACTCGGCCGCTGTATCTGCCGCTCTGGCAATACCCCAGCCCCCACGCCTTGACAATCCGCTGTTCAAATCCTCGCTGCTTCAGATATGATGGCATGCGCATCTTTGAACCATTCCAAGCAGGGATGAACTCTGGCGGGAGGTCCGCATGCACCATCTCATCCTCGGGCTCCGCCTCGGGTGCGGGGTGCGTTGCTTCCACTGGTTGGCAACTCTTCCTCCGCTGGAATGGCATGATCTGCTTGGCTATGGTGCGCCTGGCTTCCGCCTCGCTGATTCCTTCTGCTTCAGCCATCAACCGGACCACGCCATGGATTCCACGGCCACGCGCATCACACCGAAAACAAACAAACGCCCACTTGTCCACATTGATGTAGAAGTGCTGATCCTTCCCACAGAATGGACAGGTGGCAGTCAATTCGCCTTTGGAAGAATCAGCAACATGCCCAAGGGTATCACGCACCCATTTCTCCAAATCAAGCATCCGTTGTCACCTCGGGCTCCGCCTCGCCTTCCAACACCCTCGATTCTTTGCTTGCCTCTTTGGATTCCTCAACATCAGCTTCCCGGATGAGCATCCTGCTGAAGTCTGTTTCCAACGGTATCTTGACCCTGCTTTCCCCATCCCTGTACTTGACCAGGAACATGTCCATGCCAACGATTCTACCCTGTGGCTGGGACGTGGCCGTTGATGGCCCCACAGGCGCAATTGGGGGCGCCTCCGCCTCGGGCTCTGTGTCATCAATTGCTGATGCTCTTGTCCTTGACTTCTTTGGATTTATGGTCACCACAACATCCGCAATACGCTCCTTGTCATAGGACTCACTGGCCGCTCCTGTGCGAGTGATCTGCTTTTCCTCCCATTCCTTCCCGGCCTGAGTTGAAGTCCAGATTGGCACGCCTTCCTCTGTTGACAACCCTTTCAAATCCCAATACACATCAGCCTGTTCAAGACGCATTTGGTCATATTTGGTGTTGCCTCTGATGTGATCGGCAGAGTCGATGATGAGCAGCTGAACCCGCTTGGGCGCTCCGCCGTTCCCCTTGGCGCCATCAGCCAGTTCTGCGTTTGTTTGTTCCAGCAATTCCCGGATGGCATTCATGTCACAGCGCCTGACCGGCAGGGACACAATTTTCAGCCTATTCTCCAAGCGCCTCCGCATGCGATTGACTCGAATCGCAATTTCATCCAACTCCTGTGGCGTGAAATCATACGTTTTGAACTTGCGATGCAACATGCCGATGAACCTGGTGTCATACCTCATGGCTACCTGTGGCGCAGGCATCTCCAGCGACACGTGGAGCACGTAGTTGCCCCTGATGACGCCTTGATAACCCAGGTGGTTCAGCGTGATGCTCTTCCCTCGGCCGGTTGACCCAATGACCAGGCCCAACTCCCCGCCTTGCAACCCGTCTATGATGTTGTCCAGCCCGGCAATTCCTGTTTTGACGCACACATGCTTTTCCGGATGCATCCGCTTTTGCTTGGATTCCTCCAGCCGGTCGTTGAACTCTTCCATCCACCTGATACAATGGATGCCTCTGGTGGGGAGGGTTCCGCTTGTGCTGACTTGTCGGATCAAGCCCTCAGCCTTGTCGATGTTCCCCTTGGCCAGCTCATCAATGGATGCTTCCAGCGTTCCTTGAAGCTCAGAAAACCGGGCAAACCTCTTGACCACATCGAGGCTCGATGCCGCTGTGGTGACCTTGAGCTTGAACAGCCGCATGGCCACTTCCAGGACGGGCACCTTGTCTTCATCACGTTTGAAATCCCTGTTGGCCCTTTCGAGTAACAGTTTTGGCGTCATCCGCTCACGGTGCTTGCGCCAATTTTCACGGATGGCATCCCAAATCCACCCGTGTTGCTTGCTGACAAAGTGCTCCCCAATCAGGACGGTGTGCGCTGACCTGATGAAGTCCTCATCCTGAAGTGCCTTTGCAACAACTTGTTCCTCGAATCCAAGGTCAAATTCGCTCATGGTTTGTAGCCCATGTCTTTGTTCATGCGCCCGCGCAACTGCTCACGGAAGTCGCCTGGTTCCATCGTGATGATTCTGTATTTCCCCACAAAAATGGAAGTCAAAGTTGAACCATACAGCGCCTCCAGGGTTTTCATGTTGGCATTGGCTGCCACGAGGGTCGGAAGCGAATTGTCAAACCGCTCTTTGAGCACCCGTTCCAGCGACAACCGCATGTAGTTGTCCCCGGCCTTGGTCCGCTCCTTGGCCAGCTCATCAATGACCACAAAGTCGGAGGTCAACATGTAGTTCAGCCTTTCAGCATCCTCCGGCGAGTCAAATGAACGCTTGACCTGCCAATCAAACTTTGGCATTGATGTGTAGTACGCTGTGAACCCCTGCTCGATGGCCTGGACCAGAACATAGCACAGGAACATGGTTTTGCCCACCCCGTTGTCGCCCAACAACATCAGCCCATAGCCCTTGGCCCGCGCCCTCCTCAGCTGCTGTGTGTAGGGCAAGATGGACTCGTTGAACACGTCTGTATTGTGTTGCACCTGTTCCGTGGACACTCCCCAAAAGTCCTTTGGGATGCACGCTTCATACATCGCCACACGTCGGGCCAACCTAGCACGGCACCCGCACGCTGTATCCTTGCCGCCACAAGCAGAGCACCTGAACACGATGTCGTGTTTGGACTGGGCTGTGAATTCAGCAACTTCAGCCTCTGTTCTCATTGCGCCTCCGCCTTGGAAAACAGATTGGCAACCGCCCAATCAACCAATGGTTTCATCTTGGAGCTGATGAACATGTCGATTCCCCTGGAGATTGTTTCAGCTGCGAATTGGATTGTCAGCAGGCTCCGGTCGTCATATCGTTGAACGTCAAGGCCAGCCTCCATCAAACCCCTCCGGAGCCTCGGGTCAAGGGTTGACCTTGATGTCCCGAGGTGTTCCATGGATTCCTTGGTTGTTCCCCTCTGGAACGCATTGCTGTTGAAGTGCCCATCTTTGAATGCAGACAGCGAGGCCACAGCCTTGTCCACGTTTTGCGGCGAGGCCAGGAAGGCCATGGTTGGATAGTCCATGTCTGTGAAATCGCTCATGTGGTGGTCCCAGTAGTCTATGAGGTCAGTGGGCGTGATCCCTTTCATGATACAGAGCACACCCGCTTGGGCCACAAACCGTTCCTCTTGCGGGTGCATCTTGTACCATCTGTCTTTGCTGAACCTGTATCGGCTGTATATTCGCATGAACTCTGATTTGATTTTGGCAACCAGCTTCTGGCGTTCCCGGTCAACGGCCCGCTTCTGGAGCACCTCAATCTGCCTCGGGCGCTCCTTGGATTTTGGGTCAAAGCTGATTGTTGGCTTCAACCCTGTCTTGTCTGGTTGCAGTTCTTTCCAATTGAAAGGCTTGGGCGGAATCTTTGGCTTGGATTTGTGCTTGCGTTTTTGGGCGAGGTTCTGTTTGTGCTTGGTGATGGCTTGCTTGAGCTTTGGATTTGCCTTCTTGATCGGCTGGACGGCAGGTGCACCCACTTCCGGGATGGCTGATGGTTCAGCATCAGCTGTGTGTGTGTGCAGATGCCTGTCGCTTCGCTTCAGGCATCGTGATCCTGCTCCTGCTCCTGTTTCTGTTTCTGAACTCGTTTCTGTCTTAATTCTTAAAGCAGTTCCTTCGGAACTGCATGCACAGCCTTCTGAATTTGAATCTTCCAGGGCAGCAAACGGGTCTGAAAGTGACAACCACTTGTGGCGAATCTTGGGTGTTTCCGCTGAACTTTTCACTTTTTTCTTGCTAAACCTGTTCAAGATGGCCCCATCTTTTGCATTCAGATGTGTGGATTCCTGGTGGCCATCGTTACAATTCACAGTAAAGTTGGAAAGATTGGAGTCATTTTCTGCATTCAGTTGTGTTCTTTTCGCTCCGCTCTTTTCAAACTCGGCCATCGGCGCCCTCCAAAGCCTCGCTGAATGGACTATTCTTTCACATCACTGGTTGGGGAATCCTGGTTGACACGGTGCCCCGCCCTCCAATGCTGCTCGCCCGTGTTTCGATTCACATGGTCCGGCATCTTTGGTGCCAGTTCCAAAAATGGGCAATCGCTGCAGTGGCGGTCCAAACCATCCCTGGGCTTGCTCAGCTTCATGATGCGATCAAACCCTTCAAGCACACACAACTTCTTGAGCCCGAATTTGGTCAGACTCCTGCCAGGTCCGGAGCCGTTCTTGACAGCGCCCGGAGTGACATCCACATACTGCTTCAGGCGCAACTCCTGGATGATGTAGCCCATCCTCCCCTCGCTGAACCCCACATTCTTGGCGAACACGGCCCGGCCCACCATGTCGTCATCATCCAGGGTGTGCATGATGATCCAGACGGAAAAGGCTGAAGGGCTCAGTTCCCGATACGCCTGGGCAATGGGCACCCCGACCACACCGGAATGGGCATTTTCAACTTTCAACATTTTTGTAATCTCCAAAAAAAGAGACACGCTGGCTGGTTGACCACGAGGTAGATCAGGGACAGAATTGCCCCTGGATTCAAACTCTTGGAACCAGCGTGCCTCAAACTGTATCTGAAAAGGTCTTTCAATTCACACCTCGTGTCAACCAGGCATCGACGGTAGCCGATCTCACCTCTGAAGTCAAGTGAAATTTTATCCACCATCGGAGTCCATCAGCTTCACAACGAAAGCAGGCTCACTGCGATACACATCCAGGCGTTCCAGCGAGTGCTCCGCAAGGTATGAGTTGGTGTGATCAATGAAGTCGATGAACACCGCAACATCCTTGCCTTCAAATGGCGTCAGGTTCCGGAACCGTTGGACGGTGGCTTTGACATCCCGGCCTCCGCCTGCGTTGATGACCGTGTCCACCTCCGGGATGTCCACGCCTTCCCCGAACACTGTGCCCAACAACACTGCCACCCGACCTTCGACAAAGTCAGCAACCCTTTCCTTCCTGGTTGTTGATTTCGTGTTGCCCACCAACGCCCGGTAGGTCACACCGGAAGCCTCCAAGCCACGGGACAACTCGTCAACCTGGTCCAGCCGGTTGGTGACAATGAGCACTCGCCTTCCATTGGCCACCAACTGCCGCGCTTGGCGGAGGATGATGCCGTTGCGATGTTGGTTCATCCCGATTCCTCGGGCCACCATGGTCTTGGACCACCCGAGGTGGGAAAGGTCAGGCTCATAGACAGGGATCAATCTGATCTCCGGCCGGACCAGGTAGCCAGCTTCAATCAAGTCGCTGGTTGAAATGTCAATCCGGATTGGTCCGCAGCATGCCTTGAACCAGATGGCCCCGCGCTCCACCTCATTCTTGTCATCAAGGTACACGGTGGCTGACAATCCAACCCTGTATGGGGATTCCAAATCCATCAGGACTGCTCGCCATTCCTCGCCCCGAAGGTGGTGGCACTCATCAAAAATGGCCAGTGGATACCGCGTCAGCAGCGCCTTGTATTCTGGCGCCTTGGCCTTCCTCCGGCCTGTCAAGGTCTGAATCGAGGCCACGGTGACATCTTCCTCTTGCCACTCTTGGTCACCAATGATGCCTATTGGCCGCAGGAGCAATTCCTTCAGCGCAGCCTGGGTCTGATACAGCAACATCTGGGAGGTCACCAGGAAGATGGCCCGATGCCTCATCTGGTGGATGATACGCCCGGCAACCCGAGTCTTGCCACTTCTGGTCGGCATCTTGATGATTCCCAAGCACCGGATGGGCTTGGAGTTCACAACGCTGTCCACAGCCTGGTCTTGATAGCCTCGCTGCGTCCGATCTGTGTTCCAGTCATATTCGATGTTGCCTTTGGGCCTCGGAACCTGAATCAGCCGGTAGGGTTCCCCCAGCTGCTCCAACTGGCTCACAATATCATCAATCATTCCGATGGGCGCTCTGAACTGCCTGGTCTTGCTGTTGATGGTGATGAGCCTTTCCCGGCCATCCCAGCGGTGGTTCTTGAAAGATGGGGTGAAGTGGGCGCCTCTGACATAGTATGATGCCGCACGGCTCAAGGCATTCATTGCCTTCCGGGAAGCACCGAGGATGAGGATGTGTCTGTATCCGACCTGTAGAGTCACCATTGTCCTAGTATTCCAATGGTGACCAAGGAAGGCTGAGTCACTTGGCCTTGCGCCGCTTCCGCTTCAGCGTCAAGCGCACATCCTTGAGGGTGGCAATGTCCTTGTCCACCTCGTCATAGAATGCTTTGGCCAGCGCGTCTTGGTTGGTCACCTTGGCCATCAGCTTCTGGTCGTTGGTGACTGACTTCGGGAGGTCACCCGTGAAAAATTCCTGCTGCGGCATGTCGCCCTCCGTTGATTCCCCCTCGCCTTCGGCCGCAACTTCATCGCACTCGGCCTTGGGCTCAATTCCTTCCTCGGGTGTGTCTGCCGCTGGTTCAGGCTTTGATGGCTTGGTGTCCTCTTTGGCAACGCTGTTACGATTGAAAGGCCACCAAATCATGGTTCCCCTCCATCGTGATTGGGGTTGCTATTGTCATCTGGCTCATCGGGTTCATCACCCGATTCATCATCAGGCTCCGGTTCAGGCGTGGCTTCCAAATCACGAACCAACTCATGGAGGGTCATCTTCAGCTCAGATGCCAGGATGTGGTATTTGTCCAACATCTTTTCGGCCCGTGCTTCCAGCCGGGAATACAGCGCATTGACCTGCTTGTCCTTGCGCCATGCAACGATGATGGCAAGGGTGGCCACCAGACCAAGGATGCCTTGCTTGGCCAACTCTGCCAGGATGCCTTCCATCACCATTCCCCTTCCTCCTGGAGCAATCAATCCTGCAGCAGTTCATGCGCCCCGTATATGGCCAGCACAGTCACCCCCACGCCGATGAAGAATCCCAACCACCTGTTGAACTCGGGTCCTTGGTACCAAGGGATTGGCTCTGCCAGCTTTTCCATCTGCTTGTTGTAGTACAGGTCCAGGTCTGCCGTGAGCTTGGTTTGAATCTTCAACTGGCCTTCCAGGTCCATGACCTTCAGGTCCAGTTCCAGATACTTGGTGAACCGCGCCTCCGGAACCAGGAAGCCATCGAATGGCGCTGGGTCGCCTGCCTTGAGCACCACAACCTGTGGCTCTCTGATGGTTGGCTGTGCCTCCGGAGCAGGCGGAACCTCCTGCCCATGGGCCGGTCCACACAGGGCCATCAGAATGGCGCCTAGCACAAGGAATGTGGTTGCTTTTTTCATCGGAGCCTCCGATCTGGGGTATTTTAGCGCGGAGGGTGGCGGTTGGCATAGTCGGCCAACGCCTGCATGCGCTTGTCCTGGTCAGGAATGCTCTTGATCTTCTCCAACTCTTCCTTGCGCTCTGTCATCTCTTTGTTGTGGGTGGTCAGAGCCTCGCCAGCGCCGGTCTTGATGGTGTCAGCGCCTTCTTTGGCTTTCTGAAGCACCTCGGGCTTGCCCTTGACAGTGGGGATGAGCCTGCTGATGATGAAGATCAAAATGGTGGCCCCGGCGACAATCCAGAGCCACCATTTCTTGAGCCAATCCTTCCAGGTGTTGGCCTTGGGCTCCATGCTCCCCTCAACCATCCACCTTCTTGGTCGGGAAGATGGACTGGTGCAGCCCGCTGGAAGTCCAGCCGAACATCAGGCCTGCGATGATGGCCTGGGCAATGGGCACGCCGGTCTTGATGGAGGCCAGCGCCATCAACCCTGCCCCCAACGCCATCGCCACATATGGCTTGTACTTCTTCAGCCCTTTCTTCTCCAGCCATGCGTTGAGAGGCTTGATGCGAAGGACAAAGATGAGCAGGTTGAGCAGAGCGATGACGCCTGCCATCCAGCCGTAGGTGCGCCAATCGGACCACACCTTGCCCGTCAGCTTCAGCAGGTTGTCCATGTCCAGCTCATCGCTGTCGCCAGGCCCTGAAGGGGTGACCGTGCCATCCGGCAGCGTGGTGGTGCCTTCCTCCTTGGGCGCCTCCGCCGCAGCGTCTGGCTTGGGGGCATCCGTCGCAGCAGGCTGGGCACCGGGCTGAGCCACATCACCCTCGGCCGGAGCCGTCACAACGGCAGCACCAGGCACACCGCCATCTTGGCCCATGGCCAGGTTGGAACCCAGCACCATCGCCAGGATCACAAACAAGCCCGAGGCCCACAGCAGATTCTTGCGCTTCATCTTGTCCCTCGCTTTCGGGTTAGGGTTCTTCATGGCCGATGTCCACAGGGTGGAGCATGGGCATTTCGACCACTCCGGCAGCCGCGCACAGCAGCCCAAGAGGGTCGGTTGCGGTCAACTTGCCGTTGACCATGGCTCTGGCAGTGAAGTGGAGGTGCGGGCCGGTCGTCACGCCAGTGTTGCCCACCAGCCCGATGATGTCGCCTGCCTTCCCCTTCATCCCGACCTTGACCTTGAACTCGTTGAGGTGGCAGTAGCCTGTGCGCGGGAAGGCAATGCCTGCGCCCTTGTGCACAAGCACGATGCTGTTGCCGCCACCGTATCCTCCGGTGCCCTCGTCATTGGGCGGAGGATCAAACCATGCCTTGACACACTCCCAGTCCCAAGGTGCCATGATGGGGGTGTCCACCGGGGCAGGCATGTCCAGCCCGCCATGGTACACCTGCTTGCCCTTCAGAGGTCCGGCCGGTTGGATGCGCAGGCCGAACATCCAAGCACGGACACCCATCTGGAACTTCTTGAGCTGGCCTTCCAGAATGGCTTTCTGGTTTGGCAGCACAAGATGCATCGGGATGACCAACGCCTCATCAGCCATTGCCGCCCTCCTTGTCTTGGCCGCCGGTGGAAGCAGGCGGAGCAGCTGGCCCCTCGGGCGCTCCTGGCTTGTTGGGGACCAACCGCAGCTTGCCTTCCTTCTCAGCTTGCAAGTTGCGTCTGCCTTCCTCCGCAGCCACCAGCAGGTTCACAAACGCTTCCCGCCGTCCGTTCATGCGGTCGATGTCTTTGACTCCAGCCTCAAGCGCAGCCTTCAGCCGTTGAACGCTCTGGTGCGCCTGGGCAATCTCGTTGCTGAGCATCTTGAACTGCTCAACACACACAGCCTCCAGCCCTTCCGCCTTGATCTTTCCTCCCAGCAAGGCGTTCATGTATTCATTGATCTCAGCCTCAGACATCTTCAGACCCATCGGACCTTCCATGTTTTCCTCCTGTGCCACCATTTTGTGGCCAGTTGAGTTGATTGGACTTACGTGATGTCAGTCCAATATGGGATGTAGATATGGTCAGTCCCAAGCCACCAATCCAGGAACCCAGCGTTGGCATTGCCACCTGCTGGCCCGATGCTGCCGTTTGAACCTGAGCCAGATGCCGTCAGGTAGCCCAAGGACAGGAAGCCTGAAGTGCCGATTGTGGCCGAGTTGTTCATCTTGATGTGGCCACAGTCGATGTTCGACACCCAGATTTTGGACCACCAATGGCTGGCATCACCCAGGTAGGCATCACCGCTGGAGTTCAGCGTCAAGCTGATTGGATAGCTTGAGCTGTTGTTGAAGGTCATCTTTTCCATGTGCGTTCCATCGGTGGAACGGGTGATGGAAAAGGCAGTGACGCCAAAGCTGCCATAGTTGTCCGGAGGCAGCGCCAGGTAGAAAGTGCCCATGCTGTTGGCGATGCGCCATGCCCTGTGATCGGCCGATGCCTGGCCATCATACAGGTCAAACAAGGCAGAACCAGAGGTCAGGATGCGCGCTTCAAACCGTTCCGCAATGAACTCATGGAACCGCTTGCTGGCGGTCCCAAAGCTGTACTCCGTGGTGTCGGCATCCACAGCCGGTTCCACGTTGGTCCGGAGCGCCATGGTGTCGCTGGCTTCATTGGTGCGGCTGATCTTGATGATCTCTGTGCCAGCAGACCAGCTGTCATCCTTGGTCCAGATGCTGAAAGTGGCCCCGGCATCAATCATCCATCGGGTGTGTGAACCAGCAACCGTTCCGATGTACAATGCGCCATTCTCAATTTGCGCTTGGAGTGCCGTGATGTAATTGATGAAGCCTGTATCCCACCGCGTGCCAGTCTTGCCGAGGTCCTGGACACCATTCTGATAGGGGCAGAACGCCTGGTGGCTGCTGATGCTGTCCACGGCCGTTCCCGTCCGCTGGACGGACAGGAATACCTGCCCCAAGGCTCCGGCATCCGTCAAGGTTCTGAATTTCAGGTCCTCACCGTCTGCGACAATGTCCCATTCCTTGTTGGTTGCCGATGCATCGGTCTCAGACAGTCTGAATTGAGGCGTGGCCCCAACGGCCCGCGCCGCCACACCAATCACCTCATTCCACGGCTTGGCGATTGAGCCAATGTCGCCAGCCGGATATGATGGGTGCGGCAGGATGCTCAGTGTCACCTGGACAGAATCCTCGGAACCGCTGTGCTCAGAACCCAAGCCAATCCTGCTGTAATCAACAGTTGCTCTGGGGTTGGTCTTGGCCTTGTGCTCCAGCACCAGCGCCGAGGTGCCAGTGTTCTCGGCATCATTGAACGAAAACAGCCGGAGCGCATCAACGGATTGGTTGAACCTGAACTTGCGCTGATTGGCCGTCCCATCTTCAAAATGGAACCACAGCTCAGGCGCCGCTCCGCCTCCGGCAGATGCCATGCGCATGATGTTGGACCACATTCTGCGCATGAACTTGGAATCGGTGCCCAAGTCATAGTTGTTTTCCACATTGGGAGTCAGACTGGATTTCAAGTTTCCGGTCACCAACAGGTTGGTGATGCTCACATCGGTGGCCAAGTACACGTTGGTGGAAGCCAGGTACAAGCTGCCAATCGTCGTGCCGCTCCGGATGATGCGGATGGGTTGGGTGTAGCCTGTGTCCAAATCGTCATAGGCTCGCAGCGCCAATTCGTTGTTGGTCCACCCGCCCCACTTCCAACTCTTGGCATTGGCACCTGCGTCCTTGTCCTGCAGCTCGAACACGGGCACATTGGCCTCGATGCCTCCGCCCAACTCCGATTCCGCCCAGAACCCTCCGTTGAAATTGGCACTGCCTGTCACTTCCAGGCTGGCAGCATCAACCAGCCCGGTCGTGGTCACAGTGGAGCATCCGATGTCCTCAGCGGTCATGTCCTTGCACCGGACGGTCCCATTGACATCCAGCCAAAAACTGGCATCAGGCGCGGTGTTCATTCCGACATGTCCGGTGGTGCCATCCAACTGGATTGCCTTGGTGTTGCCCAAGGCATCGGCCTTGAACAGAACAGAGCCGAAAAACGTGTGTGAATCGGTGTTCTTGTCGCCTGCCGTCAGGTTGTCGGTCACCACCTCATCCGAATGGACGGTTTCAACATCATGGATGGTGACCGTGCCCGTCACGTCCATGTTCCCTTCAACCTGGACATCGCCCTTGACGGTGACATCCCCATCTTCATCGACCTTGAACACCACCTGGCTGGTTGCCAGATTGGTGACCCTGATCTGATCCTCTTCCGCCTCGCCCGTGTGCGCCTTGACATCGACCTTGAGATGCCCGTTGGTCGCCCTCCGGGCGATGTCGCTGATGTCGCTGATTCCGAACACCAGAACCATCTGCTCACTGGTGTCAAAGACAGTCGGAGGGTTCCCCGCGCCCGCGCCCGTAACTGCTCCAATGAAGCAGTATCCAGCTGCCCCACGAAGGTCAACCCCGTACTTGACAGTTGGCCCAAGCAACATGGTCATGTAGTCGCCCGGGGTGGTGGAAATGGTGGATTGCCCCAGGGCTCCGGTCGTGGTGACCTGGTTGTTCCCTCCTGTGTACACCACAGTCAGTTCTTCAACAGCAATGGCCTCCGTCAAGGCTCCAGCCGCAGGGATCACCTTCCACACCAACACCTTGCGTCCGGCCATGGACACGCCAGCTTGGGTGGCGTTGTTCACGATGAACGTGATGGTTCCATTCCCGTTGTCCGCCACGCTGTTGGGGGCAGCCGCTTCCCCGATTCCCTCTTCAAAAAACCTGTACTCAGGTGAGCCATTCCGAGGATTGATGGCGATGCCTCTGGGCCGCTCTGCGAAGTGGAGCGCCACATGGTAGATGTTGGACAGGATGTTCTCAAACTGGATTCCCTCAACCAGCGATGATGTGGGCTGGAACAGACGCCCGAGGCCATCCGTGGCTGGGTTGGTGTAGGTGGTCAACTTGAACTTGTTGGCCCCGTCAGCCGCCATCCCGTAACCGCTGTCAAACACGCCACCATCCCGGAAGGTGCGCTGCATGGCTTCCCGGCTGATGGCGTTGAAATAGTCCAACACCCCAGTGTCCAGGTCGCTGTATCCAACCAACTTCTTGGTCGTGAGGTGAATCCGCTGAGAGCCAGTGGTCATTTCATTCCTCGCTTTCCATCAGATCACGTGTTGATCTCGATGGTATCAAACTCAACTGGGAGTGGCAACACCTCAACTTCGGACCATTCCGCCGCAATCTCGATGTCCTTTTGGAGCGCCACACGCCCCTTTGTGTATTGCACGGAAGAGAATGAGGCAATGAAGGTGTTGTCCACGATTGCTTGCACGGTTTGGGCTCCGCCTTCCTCAAAGATGTTCATCCGCAGCGTGTACCACACATCCGGATGCAGCACCCATCCTAACGTGCTCAGGTCCACCGTGGCAAGCGGAACCTTCACAAAGCTGTCCACCCGCCCCATGACCAACTTGTTGCCCTTGACGTTCAGCTGGGCATAGTATCCCTCACCTGTCACCTCATTCCAGTACACGAACAGGCCCGCCCCGTTGTCATCAGAAGTGGCATCGTTTGTGCGCAGGCGGCACACGGCAGAGTAACCTGCCCAGTCCTCTGGGTCGGTGCCATTTGTGTGCGCATTCTCACTCCCTGCCACGTCCGTGAGCTTCCCTGCTCCACCTTCCACGATGAACGGCCCGCCTTCCCCGACATCCCACTGCGTTGTGTCCCCATCCTGTTCAAAGAGGTCCAAAAACTTCAGATACACAACCTCAAACCGTTCCCCAGCCGGGCGCATCAGGCGGAGCAAATCTTTCACCAGGACGCGCTGGTCAACTCCCGGGTCCACGATGTGGACTGTCATCCAGTTCTCAGGGCACTCACCCTCGCCCGGATAGTCAATCATGTATGGGTCGGTGCCTTCCCGTTCTTCACCCAACTCCACTTCATCCAAGATGATGCGCAGATCAAACCAGTTCCAAATCCGGAGCCTCTTGGCAAAAGCCAACCGCAGGATGTTCTCAATGCTGGTCTCAGTGCTCCTGGTTTTCCACAGCTGAGCAGAAGTAGCGATGAGGCGCCGCAGAGCCAAGTTGTCCATCTGGTCTGTGATGTGACTCAGCTGTTTGGTCCACCCAACGATGTTCTTGAAATACTGGAGCATGGCATCGGGGCAGCCAATCATGTCCCACAGCTCAGGAATGCGCAGGATGGTGTCTTGGATTTCACGCCAAAGCAGCTGTGGCCCTTCCAGGAATCGCTTGACGAACAGCCGCCCTTCGGTCTGGTCTGCATCCCTGATAGGCTTGATCAGGAAATTGTAGATTTCCAGCTCCAACCCTTCGGTTGTTGCTGCGGCCGAGTAACCCAGCACTGAGCCTCCCGAACCAGAGGCCAACGGGTTGAATGCTAGGTCACAGATCGCCATCCCTTCCTCCTGCTATGCGCTCACTGCCAACGTGTACAACAGGCCGGACACCTGCTCAGAGGTCTGAAGCCTGACCCTGGCCCCGTCCACTTCCACCACCGCCAGGACTGACAGCCCGTTGTCGAACACGTATTTGTCTTTGTTCCGGAGGTCCGCATTGTCACGCATGTTCTCATCAAAGAACACGTCCATCATCGTGGCAGACACAGCCTTCACAGAAGATACGATTGGGCTGATGCCCAAACCATCGAAAGTCACATGATTGAATTCGGAAGAAATGTGGTTGCCCCAACGGTCCTGAAGGGATGTGCTCACCTCAGCCGTGTATTCGGCCATGTTGGTCATCTCAGAAGTCTCAATGTCCACGTAGTATGGGAACAACTCGTTGGGCGTTCTGATCTGAGCAAAGTACAATGGCGCTGCCCCCGGGGATGGCGTGAAGCTGTAGCTTGCTGGATTGACCAAGTCAGCATTCTTCAGCATGGGCTTGTTGAACCACAGCCGGAGCTTCTTGTTGTTGACGGTGTCCACATGATCCAACTTGGTCTGTTGGGCTACGCCATCAAACACAGCTGAGTTGTATGGCGGATCGTCAATCTCGTTGCCTGCCAGGTCCTTGACGTTCCACACGCTGACGGTGTATTCCATCCCCACAGACAGCGCGGCGCTCAACCACACTTCCACCCGATCCACACCTTTGATCTGGATGGATTCCGCTGCCACCGGGTTGGCCCCAACTTCGCCCAAGAAAGTGTAGTTGGCCGGATTGGTGAACTCCGAATTGATGAGCATGGCTTCATCGAAAATGACACGCACCACCACGCCGTCGATGGCCTCCGCTGACTGCACCCTTGGGCTGTAGCCAAAGCCATCAAACGTCATGCTCTTGTATTCGGGGTCAATCACCTGCATGCCAAAGATGCCTTTGGCATTCTCAACCGTCAGACGGTACAAGCACCCCTTGGTCATCTCACGGTTGAGCGTGATGTTGACCACGGTCGGAGCTTCCTGGTGTATGGTGATGCTGACAGCTGATAGGCTCACACCAACTCCGATGGTGGTGAAAGTGTAGTTGGCCGGATTGAGCACATCATCCGCCTCCGCCGGATTCTCGTGCTTCATTTCCTGGTCAAAATACACCCTGATGGTTGTGTCATCAGGGGCCAAGATCATGGTCATCTTGGGTCGGCCGGGCGCTCCGGTTGAGCCGATCTCAAAGACTGATGCTTGCCCTCTTTCAGTCATATCAACCGCGCCTCCGGACCTTCAAGGTGTTTGCAACACCCTGGTTCAAGCTGGCTGGGGCCACCTCGGGAATCAGAGGCCCGCAGCACTTGAACCCTTCGGGAACCTCAAAGATGCCAGCCGCTCCAATGGCAATCGAATTGGGCGCCTGCTCAGGTTCCACAGCGCCCGGCAGGCTGATTTTGGAAAACAGCTCAACCAACTCTTTTGCAGAGGCAACGCCCCTGTCCAAATTCTCGTATGACAACCCGCCTCCAGCTGCAAACAGGTCCAGCACCTCGGCATCTGACAGCGCCCGCTTCCAAATGCCAACTTCATCCAGCGTGCCATAGAACCAGTCTGCGCCCGGAGTCAGAACGCCATTGGCACATCGTGCTCCAAACAACACAGGCATCGCTGCGCTGGAATCTATTGTCCCCGAGGCTGCCACAGGTGTCGCCGCAGGCGCCCCATCCTTGTACAACCGAAGGTATGAGCCATCAAATGTTGCCACATAGTGGTGCCAAGCGGATGCCCCGGAGGCATCTTCAGTGATGGTGTACACAACTCCGCCAACCTTGGCCACAAACTGCATCTTGTATGGGGAAGATGATGACAGTTCCAATGACCATTGGATTGTTGTGTTATTGCGCTTGGCAATCACCTTCCTGGAAGCATAGCTGGGGTTGAACTTCACCCACGCTGAAATGCTGAGCAGCGTCATCTCGAAATCAACATGGGTTCCCAAGGTGATGTAGTCATTCGATGAGTCAAAGGTGTAACCCTGGCCAATCTTCCCGTCGTTGGTGACAGTTGGACCATTCACGGTTCCGTTGTGGCCATCATGGGCATCATTGCCATCTCCATCCAGCCTCCAATATGAGACCAGATCGGTTGGCAGCGTTGCATGATTCTTGATGTCCACCGGGCTTCCTCCCGCCACTTCTCAGTTCATCATCACGGCCAAATCTCAGGCCCCATCAGGATGTGCGTGGGTGCAGACGCCTGCGTCAGCACTCTGAAGGTCTTGTAGGCGCCCTCCCACACAGCTTTCATCGTGTCCTCCATCACAGCGCCTCCCGGAGCAGCCGCAGGGAATGCCCAAATCAGCGGCACCACACCCTTCAGCGTGTAGAACCTTCCAAACACGCTGTATGTCGGTTCAGACCCAGAGGCTTGGGCAAAACCAATGCACCACCGCTTCAGCGGGAATTGGTCTGTCTGCCTGTTCTTGTTGGTCAAGGTGCACGAGTCGTCACCCATGTCGAGGTCTGGCGTGCCTTGCTCGTACAGATAGCTGTTCCAATAGTAGTTGTATGGTGTCTGAGGCGCACCGTTTGTGTGGTATGCACGAGCAAACTGCCGGAAGGAAGCGTGGCTGCCCAAATCTTCCTTCTTGCACGGGAGGTAGCACTGCACCCACACCTGGCTGTGCAGCATTGCCACCGGAGCACCGCTATTGTATCCCATGCGAATGGCTGGTCTTGGATCTTCCCCGATCACAGCCCCGCTCTTGAAGCTGTACTTCAGCACAGGCGAGAATGTGATCGTGCCTGTGCCGATGGTCTCCACGATGATTTCCTGCGTCGGGATTTCCTCTGCATCCAATACAGGGAATGGTGCATCAGGCGTCTTGTTGGGGTCCCAATCCAGGTGTGACTGGCTGATGACCCTGTATTTCTGCCCAACACAGAACAGGTCTGTGTTGTTGACGCTGAACTCGTCATCACCCTTGGCCGCATCGGCCGTGGTCACCGCATTCAGCGGATTGGCATATGGGATGACGTTGCCAAAGTAAAAGGGCACGCTGTTGGTCTGCTTCACGTACAGCGCCACGCCATCCTTGCAGCCATACATGTACACCACCATCCCGGCTGATGGCGTGTAGTTGTCCATGTACAAGGTGCCCAGATTCCGGGTTGAGCTGGTGCCAGGAACAAAGCGCCTGCTGAAGCCAGGCAGGAAGCCTCCGCCCAATACACGCACGTGTTTGGCGCCCGGGGTGTTCTTGAAAGGCTGGAAGGTGAGTGAACCGCTGGCCCCGCCATCGCTGTAGTCGATGCACCAACGCATCTTGGCGTGCTCAGGCCCAGGAACACTCGGGCCACCACCGTCCGGGTCCCACACCTGGACCAGCGTGTGCCAGTTGAACCTGTCGTTGGTGTATCCACCAAGGCCACTCACTCCGCTGGTGGAAGTCTTGCCAACGCTCCAGGTCACCGTTCCGCTGGAGGCTGCGATGGGGTGGCTGTCCTCTGGGTCACCCATGTCCCGCACCGCAAACACTTCGGCACAGAACGGATAGACCACATTGCCAGTTACCTTGTAGCAGTGCTGCACCACCTTCCCGGAATCGTGCGCCACCTTGGTCGTGCCGCAAGCGCCTCGGGTGCACGCATTCAGGCTGTTCCCCGGGATGTCCACAGTGCCCACAATGATCATCTCATTTTGGACACGGACATAATCACCAGCCGTGTAAGCGGAGGCATCCTGGACAGGCAGCGAGGTGTCCGTGTCCGTGACTCCGGCTGACAGGTAGGTGCAATCAGCAAACTCCTGGCCATCTCTTCCTGTGTTCAGCCCGAGGTGGACCTTGATGTCATCCGTCCCATTCTCGCCAGTTGACTTCAAGAACCAACCCAGCATCAGTCCATCATCGTCATCCTGGGCAGCCGGGTCTGTGGATGGCCCTTCCAGAGTCCATCCGCACGCCAACATGAAGTCCTTGACTTCGGTGACCAGATGGCTCGCTGAAGCCACCGTCACTGCCTTGCCCTTGTATGCCATGACTTGTTCCTCCGCTAGATTTCGATGATGTTCAGGCTCACAGTGCCCAGCGCAGGCAACTCCCGCGCTGCCAACCCAACATCCGCACTGGGAGCAGTGAGTTCAACCTTGGTGATGGCGTCCGATACACTGAAAATCTCGTGGATGATTCTGGACAGCGGCACCTCGCCGCCAAAATCCCATTCCCACGTCACGCCATCTTCTTGCAGCGCCTCCGGCTGGATGACAGCCGCCAACTGATTCTCCACGCTTTCAGTCTCCACCGTCTGGGTCACATAGATGGTAGCCTGGATGTCAATCACCTTCTTGGTGTAATTGGTCGGGATGACCTCTTGGTTGGCCACAACCCGTTTGGGCTCCGGAGGGTGCGCATTCTGATCCCCATTGAAGTACAACTCCAGCGCCTGCAACTGGTCAGCTGTTGCCGCGTTGCCGCCCTTGGCCACCACGCACAACTCCATGGTCTTGGGGCCATAGCCCTCTTCAAACACCCTGCTGCGGGCGAATGGTTTGGAGCCGTTGTCATCGGTGAACTCGGCCGTCATGATCTCCAGATCGGCCGGGCCAATGGCTGTCTCACGGGTGCGCAGCGAAGCAGGCCCTGCGATCTTGGCCCGTTCCAGGCTTTCTTCTGTGGCACCCTCGGCCTCCGCCCATCCGGCTGCTGCCCGAGGGTTCCACAGCCGGTTGATGTAGGTCAGGCCCGTCTTGTCCAACATGATGGTGTTGGCACCCAGGTTCCCGTCGTTGTCGCCGCCATATCTGTACACGATGGCGATGTTGTTCAATGCCGCAGGCGGAATCTTCCCGGCCGTGCCATCACCGAAAACGATTGAGGCCCGGTCAGACTGTCCAAGCACCACCCGATAGTGGCGGTCAGTTGGCTTGGATTCCAGGAAGTTGGACACCCTGAGCCACTCATCGCCATCAACCGTCAAGGTCTCAGATTCAGCAATGAAATAGTCCTTGGCCGTGATGAACTCTTGGTTGGGGCTGCCATCGGATGATCCAAGCACCTCCCGAAAAGTCCTGCCCTGAACCGCTGTGGCAAACACGTACTGTTTGCCTTGATCCATGCGCCCGTATTCCATTGTGGGTGCGGTCGGTGACAGCGCCTCGGTGATACGATAGCGCAGCCAATAGGCTTCCACCCCGTTCACAGCGCCCTTGATCCAGTTCCGGGTGACCGACTGCGGCAGGGCAAACTCCACACCGCCAGTCTGCTGAAGCTGATTGGTCCCATCAGTGCACTCCAACTCTTCCCAATCGCTTCCGATGGTGTAGTCAGTCTCAACCAATGATGGGGAGGTCTGCCCGAGGTAGCCTGTGGTCAGGATGTAGTTGTCTGTGCCATCCCACAGGCTGACCAAGTCCTCATAGGCAGTTGTTTCGTTGTACTGCGCCCTGATCCTGGTTCCCTGCCTGTTGGTGTTCCCGAGGTAGTTGTTGAGGTTCATCCGCAGCTTGCCGCCGGTCGCCAATTCCACAGTCTCAGGATTGGTCTTGCGCCACTCACCATCATAGTATTCCCACACCCCGATGATGTTGGCTGCGGCCACGGTGAGCCACACCCCCAGCTTGTTCCACATCACATCCTGGTGCCCCCAGTACAACTCATCACCAGCAGCCGGAGTCGCCCATGGTTGGAAGGTTCCGCCCGGGGTGTTCATGTCCACAGTGCGATCTGTGAACGCCCCATCTTCCTTTGAAAATGCCTTGCTGAATTGGTCAGTCCTGATGATGTCCAATGCCTCCAACACCTCAAAGTACACCACAGGGTTGGAGCCTTCCCGCCGATTGGACATTTGGGCACGTTCTGGAATCAGAGCCTCATAGGGTGCCGTGAACACCTTGGCCAGCTCAAACACCATCTCAGCGGAGGATGGGCTGGCAGGGCTCATTTCGTACCCAATCAGCCGCAGCATGTTGCGCACAGTCTCAGTCAATTTGGCCGTGGGCAGTGTGCACTCATTGGCCACCAGGTCGATGAGCACGTTGTTCTCGTGCCCGACCAAGGCAAACGCTCTCAACAGCTGGATGAAAGGGTCATAGGCGCTCTCATCGGTGTGCTCAGGCACATTCTGCCGCTTGTACTCAATCAGCCGCTCCAACAGCTGAGGGTAGTAAAAGCCTGAGAAATCAAAATCCGGGATGGTGATGCGCGTGGCCATCTCAACCTCGTTCAAAACACCCGTTTGAACTCGGATGTCTCATCAGTCTCAAGGTCCAAATACTTGAATTCCAACGCCATGGAGCCTTCCTCTGGGCTCTCAGTCCACTTGATGGTGTCGCGCATCAGCTTGTATTTGTGGTTGGCCTCGAAATCATCAAAGATGGCGTACAGCTTGCGCAGCACCTTCTGCCTGCTCCTGCTGTCGTTGATGTCAAACACGATGTCACTGCCCAACCCGAGGTCCTGCTGAAAGGCATTCTCGTTGTCGCAGTCAGATAGGGCAACAGAGATCAACTTGCGGTCGTTGTCTTCACCATCGACCAGCGCCGCTCCGCCGCTCCCATCAACACCCACAGGTATTGCAATGCCTTTCGTCATGGTGGCCCCGAGTATAACCCTTTCACCGTTCCCACAAAACTTCTCCAATCACACGATGGGCTGTGGTCCAGGCCCGGGAGGTGGCGGCCAGTTGGCCAAGCCTCCCAGCGTGTTGGCATGAAGCACAGCTGCGATTGCCGTCATGGCATCCTCTTTGCTGGCTTCTGCTGCGATGTTTGCGGCAAAAACAGCTTCCAGCGCCGCTTGGATTGCTGCCAAAGTCGTTGGCGGAACAGCAGCCAGCGTTCCGGCCCAAATGCTGGATGCGGCAGATGCCACAACGCCCCAGTATGCTGTGATGCCGGTCATGATGGCTGCCGCTCCTGCCGTCGAAAGGCCCACCAGCCCGGCCTGCATGGCGCTCTTTGCAGCTGCAGTTGAACCTGGAGCAACTGGCACTCCCATGGTTGCTGCGTCCTGGAAATAGTTGTCAAATGCCACAGCCCAGGCTTCCGCCGCTTCAGCCTCGGTTCCATACAGCCCCAAGGCCATCAACTCATCTTTCATCTTGGCTTCTGTCAGCGCCATTTGTCAGATCACACCTTTCCAAAAATCTTTTTCCATTTTCTCTTTGAATCCATGCTCTCCACCCGGAGGCCCCATGGAGGCGCCGCATTCAGGGCACTTGAGTTGATTGCAAGGGTTGCCACGTGGATGTTCAACAATTTGTCCACACTTTGGGCACTCGCATGTCGCTTTTCCGCCTTGCTGCTCAGCCCCTCCGCCTTGGCCTTGTTCCTTCTTGATTTCCACTTTATCACTCCTCAATCCAATGGGCACGGAATCATGATTGGAAGAGTCGGCAATGCCGGAATCACAGGCAACGCCGGAGGCATTGGGATGGGCAAGGCCAACGGTGGCAAGGGTGGCAATGGCATCCCTGGAAGCATCATGGGGATGGGCGGCAACGCCGGAATCGCTGGCAGCACCGGGATGGCCGGTGGCATCGGGATGGGAAGTGCCAAGGGTGGCAACGGTGGCAATGGCATCCCTGGGAATGGAGGGATGGGTGGGACTGGCAGCACGGGCAGCACCGGCAGCACAGGAATGGCAGGAGGCACCGGAATAGGCAGCGCAAGCGGAGGCAACGGTGGTGTCAGGCACTTGCTCATTCCAAAAACACCTTCTGGCTCAGGATCTGTGCTGTTGGGATTGGAGTGCCTGCGGTCGGAGGTCCGCTTGGCCCGGTTCCGGTCGGATGAATGTGGCCGTCATGCAGCATCACCATCTTGTTCCCAAGCACAGCCGGTTCCACCTCAGAGGCCAGGATCACTTTCCCGCCTTCCACCTTGGCTGTCTTGCAGCTGATGACCACATTGCTCTGCCCCAGCACCTGGATCAACCCATCCTTCATCTCGATGATGCCGCCGCTCTTGTCAATCATCTTCAGCGAGGTATCATCAGCGCTGATGACGTTCCCGTTGGCCTCCATCAGCGTGAAGCACTTGTTTTTGGCATCCAAGGACAGCACTGTGCCCAACATGTTCGCCAACGACACAGAGCCCTCGTTGTCAAAGGCGATGAATGACCACTTGTCCTCACCCTCAGCGGTTTTCTTGTGCCAGCTCAAACGGACAGTTTCTTGCCCCTCGGTGTCATCAAACATCAGCATGTGCCCCATAGGGGTCATGAACCCGCGCCGCTTCCCGTAGTTGGTTTTGAGGTCATCAGGAATCGGCCGTGGCGCTGGTGTGGATTCATCTGTTCCACCCCACCAACGCTTCCCTCGCCAGTTGATGACCGGGTTGAACACTGCCGATTCCATGAAGCTGACATCCCGGTCGGATGACGTCACAATCTCGATTTCCACAGCCTCATCGACATCTGGCACCAAGAAGAATCCCCACTCAAACACAGGCTCAATCCAATGGCTGATTGGCTTCTTGTCAGTCCCAGTCCAATCGGGGCAGACCACCTTGATGCGGCCACGTTGCTCTGGGTCCTGGTTGTCCACAACCCTGGCGTTGTACCTCTGCGTGCCCATCACACAACCTTCCTGGCAGAAAAGTCGCAGGTGTAACCGGCCTCCGAACCGAACAGATGGCGCACACGGCTGAAATACCACTTGCCATCGTATGGCGGACCAAGCCCTTCAATGTCATGCTCTTGGCGTGACATCAGATTCTCGATGCCAATGACCACCCCATTCCCGGTCATGAAGTTTTCCCGGTTCCGGGCAAACCATGACTTGGCCCAGCGTTTGATCTTGGCCATGCTGTTCATGTTTCCAGCAGCTGAGAAGGCAAACGAGAAATCGCCCACGTACAATTTCACAGCTTCAGCTGAGGTGAACTGCTTCACATCTTCCTTTGGGTCACCAGCATACAACGGGTCCTCAGCTTGCGGGGAATCATCCACCTCGATGGTGTCCTCACCAAGAGTGCCCCACCTGATTCCCTCTGATGTCTGGTAGTATCCCAACGCCTGGACTCTGAGCTTGGTGAACTTCTCCGTGAAATTCATCTCAGGCTCGAATCGCATCAGGGTGCTCAATTCCTTGGCCCCATATTTGAACTTGTAGCGTTTGACCTGATTCTTGAGGATGTTGGCTGGGTCCTTGAAGTGCAGGGTCCACACGCCTTTGACATCAGCATCCACCCACATGTAGAACCCTGTCAGGTTGGACAAACCACGCAGATACTCAGCCGCTGTCATCCCGGCTGGCCAATCTAGGTTGCCCACCTCATCAAGGTCGATGGGGTCAACATCCGTCTGCAGCCCAAGGTCAGAACCGATCTTGGCCACAGCATCCCCGATGGTGATGTCACCAAAAGTTGTCAGGATCTTTTTCTTCTGGCCCTTGGCCTTTTCAACTGTCCCTTCCTCATCAGGGTCCGGCTGCTTGTGAGCAAACACCCAGTCTTTTGAATAGCCCATGATCTCCAGGGATGGCACGCCATCCTCCGGGAAATTGATCTTGGGCCGCACAATCACCACCCGGCCGATGTGGGACAGCTTCTGCCCCCAACCCAGCCACAACGACACCTCGTTGTATGGTTGAAAGATTTTGGATGAAGAAAGCACCATGTCCGGATTGGACACCACAATCTTCATCACATCAGCGATTGAATCGCTGCTCTCATACTCGATTGATTGGATGAAGTCAGACACATTGGCAGTAACATCCTGCCCTTCCACATGGACCGCAAACCCAGCTGCCACGTTGTCAGGGAATTCAGCCATCAGCTACCCCAACACCACATGCGATAGGAAGCTGCGATTGCGCTTGTCGAACATGTCCAGCCGGAGCCTCCGCTGCGGTGTGTCCTTGGGGGTGTATCCATTCCCCAACTGGATGCTCTTCTGCTCCACCACCTCAGTCCTCAGCGCCCCGATGGAAGGCAGCTTGATGACATCGCCCGTGATCAGATTGGGCATCGATGGGTTGCGCTTCCGGATGATGTCACCCATGAGCGGGTCACCGTATTCACGGTGGCAAATCAGCTCATAGTAGTCACCGAATTTGGCGTGGTGATACCTGGACTCACCGGGCGCCACTGTCTCCAGCGACCAGGGGACAAACTCCTTGAGGGTGACTTCAAACGACACCTCGTGGAGTGAACCATCACCCCTTGGCTCACCGTATGCGATGTTGCTGATGGACTCGATGAAACACTTGCGCAGCCGGAGGTGCGAGTCACCAACCCAGAACGCCAAGATGGGTGGCCGCTTGAGGTCCGGGTCCATCTTGGCCCATGACACCAGCAGATCCAACTTTTTGAGCACGGTGTCAAAAATGGTCTCAGCAAAGAATCGCCCCCGGAATGAGACCACCTCCGCATTGCCTCTGATGAACTGATGGATGGGATTGGGCCTGGTTGGGGTGGAAGCCTCCGCCCAGGATGCAGTGACTGTCCTGGTCACGTCCTCGGCCGGGAATTGTCCGCTCAATTCCTCGCCAGTGATTTCATAGTCCGCCAGCACCCAAGTTTTCAGCGGATTGCCCATGGCCACCTCTCATCACGGACGGGTCGGCAACGCGGCATACTCGGCCGCTGCTCTGCGTTGCCACCAGTTGGCCTTGAATCCGGCCCGCTCCTGGATTTCCTTGTTCTGGTTGGCAACAGCAAAGGCCACCTCTTTGCCGTTCACACACATGGAGTTTTTGATTTCCAGCTGGCGCTTGTCCTCCAGCTTCACATCCACATTGACTTGGGGGCGCTTTTCACGCTTCCCGCCAACCTCCATCTCAGCTTCCCGGCTTGCTTCCTCTTGCAGCTTGACCCACTTTTCAGCCTCCGCCTTCAGTTCTTTCTGGTGCTGCTTGCTCTGCTCAGCAATCATGTTCCTGATGCGGTTGATGCGTCTGGCTTCCTTCCTGTATTCATCCTCGCCAATGATGCCGAGGTCCTGCTTGATTCCAATCCACACAGACTCCACATCTGCAAAAAAGTCCTCAAGGCTGTCTCTGGACTCAATGATCCACTTGCCGATTGCATCAAAGAATCCGGCAATGACATTCATCACCTTGAGGAAGGTGGAGCCAATGAACTTCCCAGCATCATGGAATCCGGCCTTCATGTGCCCAGTGGTTTCAGTTGTGTCTCTGAACAGCCAGCCAAAGAGTGAATCAAAAATCCTCCCGATGGCTGAGAAGATTTGCTTGATGGTCACCCACACCTGGCCCCACATGGACATGAAGCCTCTGATGAACTCCCCGATGGTGTCATCCAGGAAGGTGAAGATTTTGGCGAATACATCCATGATGCCTTCGCCTTCCTTCTTGGTTGCTATGAGCATCCCAATCAGCAACGCAAAAGCAATCCCAAGCGGGGACAGGAAAGCAGCCTTGATGAACAGCGCCATCCCCTTCAAGAGGTGCAGGATTCCAACCAAAGCTGGCCACAGGATCTTCTTGGCAATCAGCCCGATGATTGCCATGGCCCCGCCAACAGGAATCAAGATGGTGCTGAAGGCAGCAAACTTGGCCACAAACTCTGAAATCTTCCCGTACACCTTTGGGCCAAATGCACTCTTCAGGCTGTTCCCGAAGTTGGACACCGTCTCAATCAACCCAGCCCAGGCATCCTTCATCCACTTGGCAGCGTTCACCAGCCCCATGGCAATCGACGGGATGGCCTCGCCGTGCTTCTCAGCCAACTCGCCCAGAATCCGCTCCTGCTCGTTGGCATCCCCCTGGGCAGCTGACAATGCTCGGAAGGAAGCCACGATGGCCTCCACTCCCAAGAATGCGCTCTTGATCATGTCGCTCAAAGGCTCCAACACCGGAGCCATGAACAGCTTGGCGCCTTCCTCGATTCCACCCTTGAGTCTGCCCCAATAGTCCAGGATGTTCTTGTGGCGCTCATCGGCCATCCGCTCCGCAGCGCCGGTCACGTCATCCAATGACTCCATCGTTTTTTGGTATGTCTCAGCCTGCCTGTTCAAGGCGTTGTACACGCGGGAACCTTTGATGCCAAACAACTCCTGGATCAATGCCGTCCGCTTGTACTGGTTGGGGATGGCATCCAATCGCTTTTGAAACTGTCCAACAATCTTGTTCAGCGGCAGCATCTTTCCTGACGCATCCGTCATGGAAATGCCCCACTGCTGTATGGTCTGTTGGGCAATTGCGCTTGGCTTCATCAGCCGATTGAACATGTCACCCAGAGCCAGCCCGGCCCGCTTGCCACGCTCCCCTTCCCTCGACATGATGCCAAAGATGGCCGCTGTATCCTCGACACTGAGCCCCAGGTCCCTGGCAACAACTCCGCCCTCCTTGAAAGTCGTGGCCAGTTCCTTCATGTTGATTCCGGACTGCTGCGAGACAACGGTGAAAACATCGACCGTCTTGGACAGATCGCTGAAATCCATCCCCATCCTGCGTACCACAGGCATCAGGACATCAGCCGCCTCGCCCATGTCGATGGCCATGGCAGCTGCAAAGTTTGAAACACCTCCGATGCCCTTCATGATCTCTTCATATCGGGCTCCGGCCACAGCCATCCGGTTCATTCCCCGGATTGCCTCTTCAGTTCCTTGCCAGCCGGAGGTGCCGATGTCTTTGGCACGCTCTGTGATGACCTTCAACTGCTCGGCCGTGAGGTTGGCTTCAGCCGATAGGTTGGACAGGCTTTTTTGCTCTTGCGCTGCGCCCTTCAGCGCCTTCATCATGCCATATGCCATGGGCAAGGCGGCAACAAACAACCCCATGGCAGCTGCTTTGAGCTTCCCTAGCCCAAGCCCGATTGCAGCAAATGCAGGGCCAAAATTGGTGATGAGGTGGGCCTTGACTCTCATGGCAGCAGCGCCAACCGTGGTTGCCATGGTCTGCGCTGCTACAGAAAGCCTCCGGAATCCTGCTTGAGCGGTCTGGAGCCCCACCATTGCTGGGTTGGAGTTGAAGGTGAGCACCCCGCCAAGTCCGATGCTCTCAAAAGCCATTGCCCAGCCTCACTTCTTGTTGTACGCCTTCCACTCTTTTCGCTTCTGCTTCAGCATCCGCTCCAAGTACCACTCCCGGTCAGCCGAAGGCATTTCTTCAATGTCCCTGTATGTCAAACCCTTCATGTTGTACATCAACATGAACACCTCTTCCCGCATCAAGTCCCTGCTCTTGATCGGGAAGAGACACCGAAAAAACCCTCACCCGTCCAGTCGATGGATGCCTTGAAGTCCTGCTTGCACTTCTTGCACCTGGCATCCACGGACAAATCGGCCCCAACCGCGTTGAGGTCGATGAGAGCAGCCAGGCGCTCGAAATCCAGCTTGTGCATCATGTCCAGTTCTGTCGGTGCCAACACCACCTGCCCCTCGATGCCTTCGATGCCGATGACAGAGCCATGGATCATGGCAGCCTTGATCTCGCCCGGGTTCCGCCCCATGTTGTCGGTGACAGCTTCCAGGGTTGCCCAACGCGGAGGTCCGATGAGCAGCTTGGTGGCCTTCTTGGACCTCACATCAAACGGCCTGCGAGGCTCGAACCACCACTGGGCTTCCTCCGCCTTTGCCACAGCCCTGATCACCGTCGTGCCTAGATCGGCCTCAAAAGGCACTTCTGCCAGGCAGGCTGGACACCGGAGGTCCATGCCCACATTCTCCCCCATGGTCTGCACCCGCAGCCAGATATAGGCAAAGAACACGTCAGCCATCCACATCTGGCCGATGGCCGCCTGCCGCTCCGGTTCCTTCATGGTGGTGAAGTCATATGGCCCCAACTTGGTGCACATCACGGACAGCACGCTGGGGACATATTGGCTGACCTTGGCGCCCTTCAGCCGGTCGATGAGCGCCCCCACCTCCCGTTCCTCTTTCATGCGCCACTCACGCACCTCGATGGTGCGGTTGGGCGCCCCAGACTTGTCGATGATCCCCACTGGAAGGGTGGGGCCATTGTCAACCAAGGACTTGTCCGTGGTGACGATGGTTCGCTTGATCTCAGGAATCTGGTTCACGGTTCACCTCCAGTTGGCACAACCTCCGGCTGCGCCTTGTTAGGTCCAACCGTTCAGGAAGGCTTGACACCTCCGCCAGGTCAGATGGGCAGGATGTCGTCCGCTCTGAACGTCCACTCCACAGCCGCCATCTCACCCTCGTTGGCCATCTCCAGGTCCGGCAGCGCCCGCTTGCTGGGGAACAGCCCCAACAGGCTGTAGGTGCGCAGCACGTTGCCCGTGATGGACTGGTGCACGAGGGTCGCAGGCAACTTGTAGGTCGGCAGCACCGGGTCCTGCGCTGAACTGAACCACAGCTCCATGGCGGCCTGTTCCGCAAGGTGGTGCATCGGCAGCTTGCCGGTGAACTCGATGGCCTTGGTGTTGCCGCCCGAGGCCACGGTGCGGTCAGGCAGTTCCGCCACCTCCAACTCTTCCTCGATGCCGCTCACCTCCGTGAAGGTCAACGGAGGCATCCCAAGCACCAGCAGCTGGTACTTGTTCACTGGGATGTGGTCACCCTGAATCGCGCCTTTCATGGTATCACCTCGCCCTTTCCCTTGTCAGCGTTGGTCACGCCACCGACTCAAAGATGCCCATCTTGCCGATCATGATGTTGAACCGCTCCACGGTGTCGGCCAGACGCAGGCTGATCTTGGCGTTCATGTCGCCAGCCGCCCGAGTGGCGTCGGTGTTGATCTCGCTGTCCACCTTGATGATGGCAGCATCCTCGAACGTCTTGCCACGGATGGCCCGCTTGCGCCACTCGGGCAGGAAGAAATCCTTGAGCGAGGTGACAGCCTTCTTGTCGGTGATGGGGTCATTCAACTGGAAGATGATCCAGTCAAAGTTTTCCTGGAGCACGTGCTCATAGTAGCTCATCAACTCCCGCTGGTGCTTGAACTTCCAGTTGGAGTCCACCCACAGGGTCCGATCACCCCAGATGATGAAGTTGCCCTTGACTTTCTTCACCACGTTGATGCCCAGCGGGTTCAGGTATTCCTCGTTGAGGATGGCATCCCCGGTCGGCAGCTTCAACACCTTGGGCAGGGTGGCAGTGATGCCTGCCTCGGCCATGTGGTAGCCCAGGTTGTCCTGAGCCATCCGCGCCTCCCGGCCGTGGATCTGGCCGGTGAGGGTGACCAGCTTGAGCTTGCCGGTGGTGCTGGCCTCGGGGTCAGCCACATAGCCATAGGACGGGAACGCCACCACAGCGAAGTCATTGCGCCCCAGGGTGTCGTTGATGTAGGCGTCCGCATCCGCCTCCGTCACCTTGTTGTCGGGCACCTCGTACCTGTACTGGTGGTTTTTGCCCTCAGCATAGGCAGCGCCCGCCTTCTGGACAGCGGTGGAGGTCACACCCGGGGTGGCAAACTTGATCAGCCCCATGTTCTTGCCAGCGATGCGGTTGAACGGGCTGTTGGACGTGTCCCAGGCCTGGCTGTTGTAGTCGCTGTCCAAGATGCTGGCATGGCCATCCCGGCCTCCGGCCATCTCCAGCGGGGCAACCACCATGAACTGATCATCGGCAGCCGCCACGCTGGTCATGTCGGAACCATCCGCCACGGTGATGGTCTTGTGGTCGTTGTCCACGATGCGATAGAAGGTGCGTGCCGAATTGGCCTTGTCGGGGTACACCACGCCATCGATCAGAGAATCCGGGGTGAGTGGCTTGTACACCAGCTTCATCACATCCCCGGCCTCCAACACGGTGGTGCCGTTGGTGATGGTAAACGGAGGGGTCCACTTGTTGTTGGGAGCGAACAGCGTGCCCACGGTGACCTCGCCCAGGGCACCGTACTTGTCCGACACAGCATCACCCAAGGTGGGCGCGGTCATGGTGATGGTGATGATCTGCTCATCATGGTTGTCGGTGGTGGTGCCCAGCGCCACGGTCGGATCGGCATCCCCGGTCGTCACGCTGAACTCGTGGATGACAGGCGTCAGCACGGTGGCGGTGACCGTTCCGATCTTGCCCCACACATTGGCCGGGCGAACATCGGCCGCATGGGCGCCAGTCCAGAGGTCCACAGCCTCCACCTCATCGTTGTTGCCATCGTTGTTGATGACGTTCACCCAGTACCTGGGATCAGTCGGGTTGGTGGACAGGTTGGGCCACTTGTTCGCCAACTCGCCGTTGACGTACACGTACAACCCAAACTCCGTGGTGGGCTTGTCCTCGCCGTCCCGCACCTCATAGGACAGCGCCTTGTCGCCGTTCTCCAGGTACAGATAGAACCGGAGATTGGTGGGATCGGCCGCAGCCGTCCAATCATCCTTCATGGTGGCATCGGCCGCCACGGTGATGACTCCGGCAACGGTGTTGCTCACCACCTCATACCGCTTGTTGGACACGGCATCCAACTCCACCCAACCGCCCTTCAGCTCATCCTTCTTGAGGGTGAGGCCCGTGGTGAGGGTGACGTTGGTGATGTCGCCCGAGGCAGACACATCGCCCGTCCGCTTCTGCGCCGCGCCGCCCCACCTGCCGCCGTTCTTGGCCTTGAGGGTGCCCATGGGCGTCTTGATGATCTTGCGGCAGTACAGGGTGGCCTGGGCCTGCAGCTCATCCCCATCGGTGACTCGCACCAGGAAGATTCCGCCTGCGCCAAGGGCGCCATCATAGAAGTCGATGGCGGCATCAGGCACCTGGGACTCGGGGATGTATCCGCCGCACTTCTTGATGAAGGCGCTCTTGGAAGAGCACTGGATCAACTCCCCAACAGGCCCACGCTCCAGCATGCCAGCATAGCCAACCCAACCAAGCGCACCTGGCGTGATGGGCTTGTCACCTTCCAGCTCCGTGACGCTCACACCAGCCCCGCGCACTGGTCCATATCTCCGCTGTGCCATTTGTATTTACCTCCCAAGTTCAAGGTTTGAATCGCCAGTCGTTTTCAGCGTTTTCACAGCGTATCCTGCCTTGCTGTCACGCAAGTAGAATACTGCTCCCGCTATGGTGAAGCGAATCCTGCCCGTGTTGAGGTCGGCCACATTGGGTGCGTTGCTTGATTCATACTCCCCGACCATCCACAGTCTGAATTCCTCATCCAAACCTGTGGATTTCAGCAACGGGTTATTCAGGAAAAATCGCTTGAATTCATCCGCCATCCGGGCTTGGTCTGTCGCTTTGTCAGTCACCAAAATAGCAGTGAAGTCAAAGTTGCCCTGAACAGGCGGAGGCAGCGTGACACCAATTCCGCTCGTTGGATCAATCACTGAATCTTGGCACCCGCGCTCCGTTCCGTTGAGAACAAAATCTTGGAGCAGAATGCATGGGACTTTTTTGATCTCAGTGTACGATTGGGATGTGGTGACTGCAACCTCGGGCTCGTATTGGAACCTGACCCACACAGTTTTCCCAGCGTCCACAGAACCAGTCAGTGTGATCGTCTTGTTCGCAGGGTTCCATGAAGAGTAGATGTCCACCCAATGATTCGGGTCATCGGTGTGATTGAACACAGCGTCGATGGCAGCGATGTTGTAGGGTGTCTCCAACTTGTAGGCCACCCCGAGGTCCAGAGTGCTTGTGGCAGCCGTCAGCTTGATGGGATAATCAGCAATGGGCCTGATTCCGGAGCGCATCAGCGGGATCAACGATCTGAAGATCAAATCCTCCTGGAACTCAATCGTTGAATCCCAAAGCACCTTGGCCCTGTACAACTTGGGCGTGTATGCCTTGTTGTTCGTCTTGAGATTGATGATGACCTGCAGCTTCCGGGAAGTCACAGGGAAGGATGCGATGTGCGCTGACACTTCTGCTCCTGTGTTCCAGTGCGCAGTATCAACCACCCACGCAGAACCATTCCACCAACGCTCATTTGTCCCATCGCCCAATCGGAAGCCAAGGGCAGATTGGGCAACCCCATCAACCTTCGCATGCACTGCATCAACCTGGAAGAGCAGCCATTGGCGGAGGCTGGTTGGATCTGTCACCCAAGTCTTGGCATACAAATCGTTGTCTGTGGGGTATTCCCCATTGATGTCAGCAATCAATTCCAAGCAGTGCTCTTCCTCGCTCAACCGAACGCTTGGCCCAAGAGTCATGCGTGGGCGCCGGTCGGAGGTGAACTCAAACAGCTTGATCATTTTCCGGGTGCGCATCAGGCAGCACCTCGTTGAGCTTTGGACAGCGCATCAGTCCAAATCTTCTGCGCTCTGACTTGAAGGCTGGCCTTCTCAAACGTCATCTTGGCAAACGGTCGGGAGGGGATGATGATGTGCGTGGTGCCATCGCCCAGTGGCAACCATCCGCCTGGCATCCTGCTCCACAACTCAGCAGCCCGGCCTTCCAGGTCAGTTGGATCAACCGAACCTTCGGAGGCCAGCCACAAGATGAAGAACAGCCCACGCATCTTTGATGTCACAGCAATCTCAGCGCCCTCGTGCAGCGTCATGGCGATGTCATACACACCCGATGACCGGAGCACACCAACAAATACGCTGTAGTCACGCTGGTACTGCGATGTGATGGCTTTGAACAGATACCCTTTGTCAACCAAAGGCTTGGTGGACTTCTTGATTGAAGTGGTCAGGTCCGCATTGGCTTCCATTTTGCCATCACGGATGGTTTCACGCATCTCTTTTTCAGCCAGTTTGCCGACCACCTTGGTGGCCTTGCGCATGGCCATCCTGATGCGCTTCTGGAACAGTTTGCCGTTCCACGTCCGTTCCAACTTTCCCCATCCTGCATCCTTCTTGAAAGCCATCATGCCCTCCCCTGCCTGGAAGGCTCCATGTCTCTGAAGTGCGCTTTCAGAAGGCTGGGACCGTCTTGATCTGGGTAGTGTCCACACCATTCAATCTTGTGAACATACACATCCGTCAGGACATGCCCCATTTGGATGAACCGATCATCCAATTGGATTGTCACGCTTGCGGCATCCAAATCAACTTTCCTGAACAGGATGTAGCCAGTTGACCTGACAACGATGCCGGCAAGGTCAGCTTCCATCCCGAGGTCCTGCGACCAATTGGGCTGTCCAACAACAGTGACCACTGTGTTCCTGGTGACCTTCTGGACAGGTTCACGGGTGTCATCATCCATGACGGTTTCGGTCTTGTTGATCTGTTCGATCTTGACCGCAACCGGGTGTATGAGGCGAGGCAGGACCATCAGTCATAGCTCCAATTGGCCGGAGTCGCCAACCCAATCGGTGCCCTGTACATCCTGATGATGTCCAGAACCTCGGGGTCATCTATGGCCCCGCTGAAGGCGCCGCTCGTGAGCAGGCTGTCGCTGAACCCGTAGCCAATCGAATGGCTGTCTGTGGTCTCAGAGGTCACAGGCCCAGCAATCCAACCAGGTGCCGTGGGATCAAAAATCTTCTCAGTCACCTTGGTGCACACCATCTTCAACAGCGCCCGCTTGATCAACTCCGGGGTGGAACCATCGGCCTCGGTGAATCCAAAGATGCCCTTGACTTCTTGGTTCTGGTATCCACGCCTGAACTTCAGCCTCCCGCCAGTCATCGGTGCTGTGAAAATGCTCTGTTGATAGTCAGGCCCGATGAGCTTGATTCGAGGGTTCCGCCTGTCATCAGGGTATCCTCGGGAATTGTACACCTTGTAGTACGCTGTGTCCAACACCTCAGATGAACCATTCAGCTTCAGATGGTCAACCTGGATGATGGGCACACCAAAAAACAGCGTGTCGCTGTCATTCCCATCCGCCATGACTGTGATCTGCTTGGGGATGAACCACTGGCGGCACGCCCGTTCCAACAGCTGCTGGAACATGGTGATGTAGGACAACACCTTGACATCGCTGGCCATGGCCTCGGTGATTCCTTCGGCCCGAACATCTGCCACCTGGATGTAGGTGTCAGCCGTTCCGCCTCCGGACTCCACCAAAATCTCAACATCCTCTTCCCCAAGCTGGTAGGGTGCCGCGCTGGAAATCTTCCAGCGCCACTTCACACGATGCGTTCCGATGGGCTCTGCAACGCCAGGGGTCCACCCCTTTGCTGCCGCGTTGTCATATGCATAGTATGCACCCACACTGAAGTGCCCGACACCATCCGTGACATCTTCCCACTCATCCGGTGTGGCAGGGAAAACTTGGGTGCCCGGCAACCCTCCCGTGATGTCCCAGATTTGGAACTCAACCTTGAAGGCATCCGTCAGGACTCCGTTGACGGTGATGAACCAATTGATGATGGACGGGGTGTTTTCCTGTCCACGTGCTAGTGCTGGCATTGGTCCACCACCCTTTCAACAGGCCTGATCTTGACTTGCTTCTGCGCCACCTACAGGATGCCGCCCCAAAAACCCTTCTTCACCTCGGCCTTGACCTTGGGAACATACACCGTCCTACGCTCCACCTCGGTGGGGTCGCCCTTGAAGGTGTAGGCTCCGGTGCCCGTGTCGCGCTTGAACTGCAACTCGTACACCACAGGCTCCGGATAGGGCGAGTCATCATCCATGGGGCCACGGACGTTCCGCATCACCTCCACCATGATCTTGTCGGTGAACACCTGGGCCGGATAGGCCATGTCCTTGTCCTTGCTGAACAGCCCTTTCTCAGCCAGGTGGCTGAGGCAAGGCTCTTTCAGGCTCTTGACGAACCCATCCAGGTCCTCACCTTCCATGAACGGCAGCGCCGCCTTCTCAACCATCACTTGGGTCTGTGCCATGACTTCCTCCTGTGAACAAGATTTTAGGGCCATCTGCCTTCCGGGTCGAATGGACTGCCCTTCACGTCATCCAGCCCGATGATTCCTGCCTTGTCACGATAGAACGCCTGGATGAAGTCCCCCACCTTCGGGGCCACAAACATCTCAATGGCGTTGGGGGCAACTTCCGCCCAACCCAACCGTTCATCTGCCGCATCTTGGACCTGGCCATTGATCATCACCTTGACGCTTCCGGGCTCGTACTGCGTTGGCGTTTGGAACGTCCGGTTGTGCCCATCGACACTCCCAGCAAGCTGAACCAGTCTGCTTTCCTTGTACAGACCCATCAGCCCACCTTCTCAAACAGCCCATCGCTCATCTCACAGAACTTGCGCAGCCCTTCAGGCGTCACATTCTCAGGGTCCCAATCGCTGCCATCCAGATACGGCTGGACAAACCTTGCCATCAACTCAGAACACACCTGGGCCTTGGTCGATGACAAGGGCTTTTTCACTTTCATCTTGAGCCAACGCCATGCGATGATGAACCACGCTGTCCAAAACAGGTCCACGTAGTCATAGGCGTTGCCAAAGTATTCCCGGATTGCTTCGCATCCCTTCTGCGGGTCTGCTTTCAGCCTGTATTCACAGACCACATTGTGCTTTGCCTTGTGGCTGGGGACCTTCCGAACGCCACCAATCGTTGCCTCTGCAACCCAGCGCCCGCCCCACAGCTTTGAATCATATTCCAGCATGGCATGGCTGACTGTCCCATTGGTCAGCCATCTGATGACCCGTCCAAACCAGGTCTTTGATGCCGTGAAAATGATTCGCACATCCCTGGACATCACGCAACTTCCTCGCTGTAGCTTGTACAATAGAAAGTGGCCGTGCCATATTCACCTTCATATGGCACATCACCTTCCAACCACACCCTGATTTCCAATCCAATGGATGATAACAACTCTTTGACCGTTGCGTACTTGAACGGGAAGGTGATGCGATCCTGTGCGAATCCTCGGGCGCCACCCATCGCAGGGATCAACGGATATGCCCCATTGGCTTCCTCGATGTAGTTGTCCAATGTTTTGTAAGTGGTTGGGGCTGCAACCGGAACCTTGTTGGGAGGGTCTGCCGGGTTGTATGCCCATGGTTGAAAGTGCGTGCTGGCCTTGAGCAGAATGTCCTTGCTGAACTGCACTTCGCTGTATTCCACCCACAGCCGCTTTCCCGCCTCCGGCCTGATGATGAACAGGCTTCCAGCCGCCCGGCTGTAACTGGCTGTCACTGTGCGTCCGGCAACAGAAGCAAAGAAAGTCACCCGGCCGGTCTTGTAGTCAATCTGGAACAATCCGCCTTCTGTGGCCCACGGTGCGCGCTCTGTCTTTACCACGCCATCCACCTTCACAACAGGCAGATAGCCAGCAGAGATCAAATCCTCACGATAGACCTTGCCGTGTTTCATGTCAATCCAATTTGGAAAGGCAGAAACAAACGTCAACCCATCACCGCTGTCCACCAGATTTTCATTCTCCACTCGAACAGACTGGGTGTACCATGTGGTTGGGTCGCACCAGTTGTGCGTTACCACGACCAGTCCAGAACCAGCCTTGCGAGGCTCATGGCTGACCCGGAGCCGCCCATCATCGTCCTTTTCGGGCTGCACTCCTTGGTAGCCTCGAATCAGATCAATGGCCTCTCCAGCAGCATAGTCTCGCACCCCATCATTGAGCTGGTAGTTGGCCTCTCCCTGCCCAAGCAAAAGCAATAGGGTCTCAGATGTGGCCAGCTCATAGTTCGCAAAGCACACTGAGAGATCTGCTTGGTCATTCGCTGGGATCTCCACGGTGCGCCGCCCGCACGTCACCTCACAGGTTTCAGCCGTCTTGTTCTTCAAGATTCTCATGTGGGCCTCGCTGAACAATAGAAGAATCCGTCAATCAACAGATTCTTCTGCCCGCCAATTCCGGTGGCGCTCACGTACACGGACACGGTGCCACTGACCGTTGGGATGTTGGTCGTGCTGGTCGCCCGGAGTATGCCATCAATGTAGGCAGTGACCTCGGTTGGGCTGGACCGCACCTCCAGCACATGCCAGGCGTTGTCCAAAGCGATGCCAGTGTCCACGTTGGTCGAGACACCGCCAGACCGTGTTTCTAGGACCCAGTTGCCACCCCAGTTGGCCCGCAGGAACACGTAGTTGTTGGCGTCGGCGTACTGGACCTCAAACTCGATGTGGCCGTTGCTGGTCCCGTCGTACTTGGCCCGCATCGCAATGCGGGGGTTCAAGTTCAACGCCTGCCAGGCAACCCCGCCTCCGAAGTACAGTTCAGCGTAACGTCCTGCCGCATTCCCGGCCCGGACAAGTACCTGCCCACCAGGAAGCAATCCAACCTCCACCAGGCTTCCGGTGCCGCTCACTGAAGTGGTCCACATGTCATCCAAGGTTGGTGGGAAAAATTCGTCATAAAACCGAACTTCACCCGCAAAATAATCAGGCTCCGCTGCCAACAGCTTATTGACCAACACCCGCTTCTTGGCGTTGCTGGCCTCGCTGTCTTCAATCACCAGCAGGTCATGGCGATGAATCGCTGTCTTTTCTGTGATGGTGCTGATCTCAGCTGCCACGTTCTTGTGGATGGCGTTGGCATCGGTTCCACCACCTCCAGGCAAATTCCCAACCTGGATTTTCTTCTTGGCACCTGCCGCTGCACTGTCCTCGATGAGCACCAGATCCGCACTCGCCGGAGTCGTTTTCTCAGTGAAGGTGGCGAAGTCCCCCGCTGCCCGCTTCAACTGGGCGTCATCGGTCACGTTGCCCAGTCCAACTTGGGAGCTTGCCCCGATGGTCCCGCTGTGCGCCGAACTTCCATGCACTGCTACCGCCGACACCACCGCATCCCAGGCCGTGTTCCCCGCATCCCGCTTGTAGAGTTTGACTTCATCATCCCGCCAGAACATTTCATTGGCAGCAGGTGAATCCGGGAAGCTGGTGCCGTGTGGAATGGCCAGCTTGCCTGTGCCCTCGAACATCCACACACCCGTGATGACTTTGTTTGCGCTGTCATCAATGATGACTTGGACTATGCTCATGGGGTGGCCCTCACAGCCGTCACGCTGGTCACCTTGCTTCCCAAGTATGCGTATGACTCCGTCACCCGTTCCACTTCATTCCCGCTCCCATCGTACTGGATGGTGACAACTTGGGATACCTTCCCGCTGGAATAGGCATACTGCTCTTCCCGGACCTTTTTCAACTTGCCGGATGTCTCCCAAGTCGTGACGTTGGTCACCTTCCCGCCTGTGTAGGTGTATTCTTCAAAAAAGTTTTCGGCCAGTCCGTGAACAAGTTGATCGAGGTTGCGGTGTTCTTCGGCTGTGATGCCGCTTCCACCTGTGCGAGGATTGAAAACACCAGCAGAATCTCGCAGCCTGAAGTCGCCACCAACCAGACGCATCCCGCCAACAGTTGTTGGATCTGAGCCTGCCTCTTCAAGCAGCAGGCCCTCCTCATCTGCCTCCCCAGGGAATCTGTCTGGCGTCTTGGGCATTGATCACTTTCTTCCCTTGCCCTTGCCCTTCCCCAGCTTCACCTTGCCTTGGAACATGGTCACAGGCGGAGGCTTGGGCGCTTCCTGCTCGGCATCCTCCGCCTCCATGCGCTGATGCCGCTCATACTTGAGCACGGTGTCATCGAATCGCTTGCCGATCTTCAGCGTCAACTGCTCCAACCCCATCAGCTTGCCTTGGGCCTTCAGCGCCTCGGCCCGACACTCCGCCTCGAATGACTTGATGTTGGTGGTGATGCGTTGGGTCTGCTCCATCCTGATCTTGGCCTCTTCAGGCGCCATGGTTCCCTTGTCCACAGCAGACTGAATGGCCTGGGCCTCCCCGAACACCCTGTTGGCAACCTGGTTGATGGCCGTGACCATCATCTTCTTGGTGTCAACATCCTTCCTGGTGCTGGCAATCTCAGCGTCGATGTCAAACGACACCTCCTGGATGCCTTCCAGCTTGGCACGGGTTCCGGGCTCCTTGATCTCTTGCAGTGACTTGTTGTTCGCAGCTTCCATGGGTTCCTCCTTGCTTGAGCCTTCAATACAAGGCCAATCGCAGTTGGTTGTTCGTTCAGCTTACTGCGCCAGCACCACGCTGATGATCACATCTCCGGTCTTGACACCCTTGGCGAAGTCCACCATGATGTCGCCACTGGCCGGAGTGGTACCAGCATACACGTCGTTTTTGGTCGTGCCGTTGCCACCGTACAGCAGGCGCCCATTGAGGAACACCAGCTGCTCCACGGTTCCCGGGGTGTTCATGTCGATGGGATTGGCGCTGATGTCCTGGATGGCCCCAGGGATGTTCACGCCTTGCCCGTAGTTGGAGCCCATGACGGACACCTTCAGCGACATGTCCGCCCCGCCGTGCTCGCCAGCGTACTTGATGGCAGCAGCGATGGAGGCAAACGATTGGCCAAAGAGGTCCCCAACGGCCCCTGCGGTGGCATCATCGAGGGGCAGCGCCGTGTCCTGCCGGACGGTGAGGAAGCTGACATCATCGGCAGCCACCAGCTCCAGGTCCGTGGAGGTGGCGTTCAGCTTCAGCGAAGCAGAATCCACCTGCCCGGCCGTCACGCCCACGTTGATCAGCTGACCGGCCGAGTCCACCTTGATGCCATCAGCGAAGTCCACGTCACTGCTGTTCACGTCCAGCTTGTCCGTGTCCACCTTCAGCAGATCGCCCGTGCTGTCGTTGCGAGTGACCGTGACCAGCGCAGAACCACCGGAGCCAGCCCTGAACACCCAGCTCTTGGTGTCGCTCAGGCGGATGTCCACGTCATTCCCGTCCACGGTCATGAACTGGCCGCCATCGTATGCGGTGTCCAGCGACACCGTCACAGAGGCCAACGGGTCCAGGCTGTCGAGGTCGCCACGGAATGCATCTTCCACGTGGTCATTCAGGCTGTCCCTGAAGGTGAAGGCCACCACGATGCTCTTGTTCTCGATGTCGGCCACGGGGCAGGCTTCCAGGTCATCGAAAGTGGCATTGGCCCGAACAAAGCTGATCTGGCCCTGGTCCGCTCCGCTGTCTGCGAAAGCATTGCCATCGGTGGCAGTGCTTCCAACCTGGAGCAGACCATACACCGTCCGGCCGCTGGAGCTGATCTCTTCCCCCGTGGCGCCATCGAACAGCACCATCAGGTTCTTGGGCTTCAGCGGGTTGGAGCCGCTGATCTCGGTCAGGCTGTGGCTCCCGATGGCCCCAGCCAGCTGGGCCGTGGCTGCGCCCTTCTGGGCCAGGGCGATGGCGATGACCTTGTCGGGCTTCCCCGCTCCGGTCAGCGCCACCCAGTTCTGGGAGGCAGGCACGGACACATCGTTGATGTTCAGCCGGTACAGCAGGATGAGCTTGCCCTCCAGCGTTGCCCGGTTGTACAACGCCTTCAAGCTGGCGTTGCCGCCATGGACATTGGCGATGTCATCGAACCAGTTGCCAGAATCGCCACCATGGATGATGCGCTTGAACTGGGACAATTCGCCCTTCAGGAAGTCCAAGCCGTCGATGGCCGATGACTCGATGGCCGCGATTGCCGCCGCATCCAGGGTGTCATCAGGGTTGTCGGTTTTCCGAACCTGCTCCAGCCTCAAAAGGGTGACTGACATGTGTTCCTCCGTTCTTCAGTCATTTGTTCTGTCAAGCAAAGGATTGTACCTCTGCTTTCCCACCTTGCAGACCGCAAAACGCGCTGCCCTCTGGGCCAGGTGCACCATCAAGATGATCCTGGTTTCGTCGGCAACGCAGATCAATCTTTCCCCACCTTTGATCTTCCCATCTTCCGTTGGTTTGATGTACTCTGCCTGGAAGAATTGCTGGAGAAAACCTTGCGGCCTGGGCAGTGAGTATTGCACACCCTTCTGGGCAACAGTCAGCCCGGAAATCTGCGCTTGAAATGCCGGGTCCTTGCAACACTCCAACCATGCCTTGGCCTCTTGCTCATCTTCCAAGTTGAACCGAAGGGTCATCCCATCTGCCTTGTGCACCTTCAACATGTGGCCCCTCTTTGAGCAAGATGCCAAACAAGGTTGGCCTCAACGCGCCTCTTACTAGGCTCACGGTCCCTTGCGCCTGGTCCTGAACCTGCCCAGCGTCTTGCGGGGAGGCTCTGGGGGTCTGTTGGGTGGCGTGTCCTCCATCGTGGAAGCCTCCTTCAGGTTCACACCAGCCACTTCGGGCTCCTTGGGCGCCTCGGGCGCGGGCTCCTTGGCAGCCACCTTCACTTGCTCCGATTCTACCCTGCTGATCACCACACGGCCAAGCAGATCACGCCGTTCCTTCCTGAAGGCTTCCCATTCTTCCTCCGTCAGCATCACTGTGGCCAACGGGTGGAAGTGGACCGAACCATTGCACGAACGGTCGGTCACGCCTTCAAAGCCCATCTGGAAGGGTCTGATGTCAGCTGGGAGTCGGATGGACACCCTGCCCATGGTCACACCCCTTTCTTCTTGGGGGGTGCCTTCTTGGGCGCCTGAGCAGCAGGCTTGGTCGGAGCAGCAGGCTTTGCCACACCCTTGGCTTCCTGTGTGGGCTTCCCGGCCGGGATGGCAGGGGCATGCTCCTGCTTGAGCTTGGGCTGAACCTTCGGAGCCTCTGCCTTGGGCTCCACCTCGGGCTTGTCAGGCGCCTTGGGCGCCTCCACCTTGGGCACCGGAGCCTTCTGCTCAGGTTCCGGAAGCAGCTCAACCCTGAACATCGGATTGCCCTTGAACTGGGCAATCTCTTCCGCGCTGGACAGCAACACAGGCTGCCCCTTCTTGAACGTCCTGCCGTTCACGGCCAACGACAAACACCCCAACAGTTCCACTTTCGCGCTTGCCATCTTGAGCCTCCAATCAATGGCATTTGGACTTGGAATCGAGAAATGGCTGCGAGGCCCATCAGAACCTCGCAGCCGTTCTCATTCCTTCATCGCCACGTCATCAGCTGATGCTGGTGCCGATGTTCTTGCCCTTCACCACCGCATCCAGCTCCTCGAAGTTGAAGTCCAGCTTCACGGTGATGGCGTACTGGTTGACACCCTTGAAGATGTCCCGATCCTTCTCGATGCGGATGTCACGCCCGATGCCCACGATGTAGTTCTGCTGGTGGGTGAGCAGGATCTGCGGGTTGGAGGTGTAGGTCACCTTCACGGTGGCCCCATCCCCGATGGTCGAGCCGCTGCGCCGCTTGATCTTGCCGGTGGCGGCGGTCAGCTCATAGTCCGTGGATGCGCTGTAGGCGTCCAGCGGGGTGCCACTCAGGGTGGCCGGGGTGACCACCACGTTGCTCACCGGAGCGTACAGCAGCTGGGTGTCGGTGGTGCCGTTCAGCACCACGTGCTCGGTGACCGGCGGCATCAGGTCCAGCAGGGGCAACTCCACCGGGGTGATGCCGAAGGGCTTGTGCATGGAACCACCAGCCGCCTCATCGCCCAGCACGGTGGTCCGGCTGGCCAGCTTCTCCAGATACAGCTGGTACACATCGCTGGAGAGATAGAACCGGAGATCACCCTTGTTGCGCCGGAACTTGGTGGGCAGCGCCCGCAGCATGGCGCTGAAGGTGCTCAGGCTGATGTTGGCCGCCAGCTGGTCCACCACGTGCGCGCCGTCCGCCAGCTTCATCCAGCCATTGGTCAGGGCCAGGTAGGTGTCCTTGACGTACTTGGTGGCGCTGCCGCCGTCCACCAGGTCGCCCTCCAGGATGGCCGGGCCGAGGGTGTTGCCGTTGAGGCCCAGCTCCTCCATGTCGTTGGCCAGCTGCGTGGCCATCATCTTGATGATGTGGTCCTCCACGCTGGCACCCTCGATGTTCACGTCCATGAAGGTGTCGCTGATCTCGAACGGCACCATGACCTCCCTGGGCTGCAGGGTGATCTTGCTGGTGCTGATGCCCCTGCGCACGGAGGGGGCAGACGCCTCCGCCTTGGGCACCGCCACGCGCCGCCCGATGCCGATCTTGTCGATCTCCAGCTGCTCGTTGCGGAAGCGCACGATGCGGGCGTTGTTCTTCAGCACGGACTCGTCCACCACGTAGTCGATGAACTTGTCGGACTGGGCCGGGTTCAGCTTGCCTGCGGCCGCCAGCGCGTCCGTGGCGATGATGGCCTTCTGGATCAGTTCCTGATTGGGAATGCTCATCTGTTCCTCCTGTGGGTTTCTTTCGTCCCTGGGTTCTTTGGTCACGCCATCTGACACAGCTAGATCACGCCGTGCCAAAAACTCTTCTGCACGTTCTTGTTCTTGTCGTCGGTGCCGCCACTCCCCTCGATGGACTGGGAAGGCACACGCGCCTTCTCAATCACCTCCAACCGCCCCATCAGCGCGTCCAGATTCTTCTGGACAGCGGTGATCTGCTGCCGCAGCTCATCGGCCGAGGCATCGACCTTCGGAGCCTCCACCTTGGGCTCCGCCTCGGGCGCGGGCTTGGTCACATCCTCGGCCTTGGTCACGGACACAGGGGCAGGCCCGGCCGGAGGCTGGATGCCACTGGACAGGTCGGGCTTGAAGGCGCCGCCCATCTTGTCGTGAACTTCCTTCAGCACGTTGGTATCCACCTCGCCCAGCAGGTCCGCCAGGCTCAGAATCACATCCTTGAGCGCCTGGGTCCGGCTGCCGGTGAACACCTTGGCCTTGCGCAACTCCGCAAGAGTGCCGTTCACCTTGACATCGCCCTCCGGGGTGACGCTCATGGTGTAGGCATCCGTCTTGGCAACGGGCTCCGCCTCGGGCTTGGGAGCCTCGGGCGCGGGCTCCGGCTTGGCGTCGGGCACAGGCGCCTCGGGCTTGGGAGCCTCGGGCGCGGGCTCCGGCTTGGCCTCCACCTCGGGCTTGGTCACATCACCTTCCGGCTTGCCAGCCTCGGGCTCCGCCTTCTTCACAGCCTCTGGCGCCGTGGCCGCGCTCTTCACTTCCTTGGGAGCTGCCATGGGTTCCTCCTCCATTCGTTTGACGATCAAAAACTTGCGTTGAATTGCCGGTTTGTCAACCAGCGACACCTCATTGACCTCCAGGTCAACGATGCGTCTCACACCCTTCATTTCCTCTTCACTCTTTTTTTGGCTCATAGCAACTCCAGATTTTAGTCCAATGGGGTGGCCAAGGGAAATTTACACCAATGTGGCCATCCCACCGATGCTGTATCCGGTGATCTCCCCTGCCTTGATTTTCTTCCACACACTCTCATCCAGCACTTTGACCACCATGAGCCACGAACCCTTCTTGACCGGCTGGTCCTGCACGGTCATGTCAACCAGAGAAATGTAGCTTTGCGCCAGTTCAACTCCGATGTTCCCAAACAAGCGGTGCATCAAGCCCAGCTTGGTTTCACGATTATAGCTGGCCAGGAAGGCATGGGCAGCTTCCTCAATCACATCTGAGTTGATGGTGTCGTTTTGAGCATCCACTTCATCTGGTTCTAAAACAACACCATAAACAAGCCGTTTTTCTGAATCAATCTTGGCAATAGCTACGTTGCATTTCACCTCCGCGTTGTAGCTCTTGGGTTGCACTTCGCCCTGGGAATCGTGAACGCTGTCCATGTTGACACCCTCTTGTTTCTTTGGCGCAGCACCCGCTGGTGCTTCGCTTTCAGACTTGGTCACCACAACACGCACACGGTGCAACTGCGTCGCACGCTCCGTTTTGGAAATTGTGCGTCTTGGCAACCGTTCTCTTTTCATCACCATGGCGACACCCTTCAAACCATGTCCACAGTACACCGACAATTGAGGTGGAATGGAGGCATGCTGAACCCCTCTGCCATCAGCGCATCGGAATCACTTGCCCCTGAATCCCCAGCCTTTGGCGAAATGTCCAACAGCTTTTCCGGATTCAACCACGGGTGGATGTCCGCCACGTCATCAGGCGTCTTGGCATCAACCTCTTCCTCCACAGCCTGAATCCCTTTTGAAACAGAGAATGTCTTTCCATCCATGTGCGAACACACCTCGCACGTCCGTTCATCAATCGGATTCACGATGACATACTGTTGGATGTTCAATTCTTCAAAGCTACGCAGTTGCCCCTGGACTCTGCTCACAGTCACCGCATTGTTCACAACGCCTTCCAGGTAGGATGACGCTGTGCCAACATACCCTTCAGGGCTCTCAACACGCTCCATGACCCGTTCCAGCTTTTCGCGCAGCTTGTCTCTGCCCATCTCGCCAGCGCCTCCGGCCTCAAGAACTTCTTTGGATGCGCCCCTGATGGCCCGCTGCACCCGGGTCCCATACAGATCGCCAATCCAAAAAGTCTCGTGCCTTCTCAGCGCCTCAATGGCCTTCTTGTCTTTCACGCCCAAAACGGGTTTGGCTGTGGCTTTGGCCTTCTGCACATCTTCTTTTTCAGCAGCTGCTTCCTCCTGGTTGTACTGCAGACTGCGCTTCATCTTCCCCGAGGCTTTCTTGAACCCAGCATCCCGGGCCAGCTTGTAGGTTTGCTCAACCCCTTCCAAATAGGTGTCCAGCACTTCATCTGACCAATCGCCAAAGATGCCATCAACAACTTCCATGATGTCGCCCAGGCTGGCATCCTTTTCAAACATCGGGAGGGTCTTATCAACAGCTTTTTTGACCCTGGCCATCCATGTGCCACGCATCAGCTTCCGCAGCCTGTTCTCAATCGCAGCAATCCTTGTGATCTCATCACTGCGCGCTGCCTTCAAGAGCAAGTCCTCAACACGCTCCAGGCGCTTGTAGATGGCAACCTTGCTGCCGCTGTGGCCCTGGCAGGTCATTTCTTCCCGCCCTCCGCCTCACCACCCGCTCCGCCTTCCAGCTCATTGATGAGGCCCAGACGCAAATCAATCAATCGCTGGACAGCATCAAATGGGTTGGTGATGGCATGCTTCATGGCGGTCACCTGTTGTCCAACCTCATTCGGCATGGCCATGTTCTTCACAGCCTCTGCCATGGTCATGGAGAATGGGATGTCCAACGGCACAGAGGCATCCATGGATGGGAGGTCCTGCCCCAAAACAGCTTCCAGGATCATCCTGGCTGTGCGCGGAGTCATGCCACCAGACCGCTCCGCACCTGACATGATGCTGATGAGGCTTGTGTTGTCCGTGACGTTGGGCGAATTGGACTTGTATTTGTGGTACACGATGCCCATTTCAGGGAACAAGCGCCGATTCATCCAGGCATCAAACTCATCCCGCTCCGGAGCAAACACCTGCTCATCTGCTAGCACCCGGCTGGACTCAGCTGTTGCCCGGGTGTAGTCATCGCTCCGACCCACAAAGATTGGAGGCAGACGGAATGCCCGCCTGATCTTGTCTTGGTTGTTCTGCGAATACTGTTGGAACAACGCATCCGTGTGCTGAAGCGCCACCAGCGGTTTGACATCGATCTTGACCTGGCCACCATCCTCGCCTTCATAGGATGATTCGCCCTCCAAGATCAAAAACTTGCTGTAATTGTCAGAGCCTTGGATCTGGCTTTCAACAAACTCCTTGATGCGGTCGATTGAAGCTTGGGTCAGCATCCCATTCGACACGGCAATCATCATCGACGGGATGTTGTTGTTCTTGAACGTGGTGAAGTTGATTTCCTCGGATGCCCGATCACCAAAGATGGACAGCAGATTCCCGATGTACCTGGGGACACCATATGGCGTCCTGGGAGCGTAGTTGCGAAAGTGCACCAGCTCAGTCGCACGCTTGGTCACATCCAAAGGCGCTTGCGCCAATTCGCCTGTGGTGCAATCATACACCCTTGGGTCACCAAATTCCTTGTACCACCGCTTGGCACTGGAACCCACCCACCCAAGGCTTCTCAGCTGCGTCTGCTTGGATTGGACATAGCGCCGAAATCTCTTCCACGTTTTGACCTTGACCACCTTGATGGAACCATCCTGCTGCAGCTCCAGCAAGGGCACCTCAACCTCAAAAGGCTGTTCCTCCACAGGTGTCAGGCGCACTTGATAGGATGGGACGTGATTCAACCCTTGGATTTTGCCATCCAACCCTCGGACAACTTCCATGCACCCATTCCCATTCAACTCCAAATCCTTCCTGATCTTCCTCCGGGTCATGGTGAAGCTGTCTTCAATTGATGCATATGCAAAAAAGTTTTCCAGCCGGATGCGCTCTTGATTCACTTCATTCTTCAGCCCATCCGGAGGATTCTTGTCCATGTCAACACGCGGGATGAACCTGTGTCCAAACCCGTCAATGTTGATTTCCATGGCCTCGATGCACTGATTCAACTCGGTGCTGTGCTCATTCAGCATCGACAACACAAGCAGATCAAACGGTGGCTCAACAATTTCACCCTTGGCCACCATCGCACCCAAATCATCTGTGGTGGAACCAGCCGGTTTGACCTCCCCGCCCTGCGCATCCTGTTTGGTGATTGGAAGCACCAACACACGGACACGGCCCATAGCCTTCTGGTTCCCGGTTGCCGCCTTCTTGTTTGCTTCGCCCAAGCCTTCCATGTGCCACCTCTCAGATCAATCCTGGCTCTTTTTCTCTGCGGCGCCGCTTCCCCTTGGATCTGGAAGCCCGGATGGCGTTGTCCAACGCATCAAACAGGTCCTTGAATCGACCATTCGGGAACCCAACCAATTGGTCAATCAGCCCTTCATTCCCCGGCAGGAAGAACATGCGCTTGTCCTCGAACAAAGATGTCAATTTCCAAGCCCGGGTGATTTTGTCCTCTTGGGTGTTGATTGGAAGCACCCTGATGTCCTTGTTCCGGTCCTTCAACTCCTGGGCCAATGCCAACTGATATGCATTCGTCTCAACACCCATGAAGATGGGGTCATGACGCTTGAACCAATCTTCAAGAAAGTGCACCTGTTGTTTGAATCGGAGGTGGCCGGCAAACGATTCCAAGATGTAATAATTGAGCTGTTGTGTGACTGCCAGGGCCACAGCGGCAAACTGGTCAGCAGAATCCTTCTGTGAGATTGCCAGGTCAACGCCCACGTACAATTTCACTCCGGACGGAACATCGGCAGCAACAGCAGGTTGGCAGTCATCGTATTGGAACACCTCGCCCTTCATGGCCTCTGTGTCGCATTGATACTGGGCATTGAAAATGATGGTCCCTGACTTCTTGCGTTTTTCAATGAACCACTCAGGCGCATATTTCTCAGGCCATGGACTTCGCCCTTGGTCATCCAGCGCCCTGACAATGTTGTGGTCGTTGGCCAATTCATTTTTGATCAGATGGCCATACAGGTCCTCATAGTGATAGCGCGTCCCAAGTCGGTGGTGCTCCCCTCTGAATTCAACTTCAGGGTCCGGAGGCTCCAAGCATGGGTCCAGCGTTTGATAATACCACGTCCGGACACGGTCACGCATGTGCTTGGTCCGGCTGTTCTCTTCATCCACCAAGTCATCTGAGATGATGACATCATAGTGGCGAGAAACAATTGTGGTCTCAACACCCACGCATGTGATGCTTGCTTCCTTGGTGTGCTTCCTCCGGGGCAGTATCTCGATTTCACGGTTGTCCCATTTGGTCACTTTCCGTGGATCGTAGTATTCCCCAAAGATTTCAATCAGCTTGTAGTTGCTTTCAAAATGTCCTTTGATTTCCTTCAGGAATCCTTCTGCGTTGGCTGAGGTCTTGCTGGCGATCAAGATGCGCAAGTCAGGATTCTTCAAGAGCATGTGGATGGACTTTGCAACGGTGCACAGAGTGCTTTTCCCCGCGCCTCGGAACACCAACTGCAGGTTGTCACGATGCTCGAATTGATACTTGAGCAAGGCAAGATGGAATGGCCTCACCTGGTATCCCAAAACGTATTGGGCCAGCAGGTCCACCCGGTTGTTTTCGATGATTTGGCGGCGCAACCATTCTGCCTTCATCTTGTGATAGTGCGCCAAATACTCTATGAGTTCAGACCGCTCTGCTTCAGCGAGCATGTTTGGATTGGCTGAGATGGTCTGAACTTTGGGCGCCATCAGATCACACCTTCCCAAAATCCCTTCTTGACTTCGCCCGCCTCTTCAAGGTCTGCCTTGAGATCATGATCCTTGAGCCACTTTTTGGCCTCGGCCGGTGTCCACTTTTTCTTGTCAAAGCGCAACGATTGCAGGCCGGTTGTGCCATCTTCCCTGTATCCAATGATGGCGTCAATGCCATCAGGGTATCCCTTTGGGTGGATGCGAACAAACCGCTCAAACTGTTCTGGGTCCAACTGCCGGGCGGCATGTTCGCTGGGATACGGCATAACCAACCTCACGCACCAGCAACCAGGATCTTGGTCGAGCCTCCGCCTGTTCCAGCTGTGACAGCAACCAAGATGATGCAGCTGTCCACATCCAAGGCAAACTGGCTGGGCGTGTTCGCTCCAGCAGCGCCATACGTGGTGGCGCCTGTGGAAATGAACTTGCCTGCCTCATCCGACCACGACAACACCTTGAGGGTCGGATTGGCACCTCCAGATGGCACGGCCTGGATCACCGCTCGCTTGTAGCCCTTCATGTTCATGCCCTGCGCCTTTTCGGTGATGTCGGCCACATCATCGGCCACAACCACACGGTGCAGGTTGAACTCGGGCGCTTCAGCCGGGCTGCGTTTGGTATCTGCCATGTGACATTCCTCCGAATGAGAAAGGTGGCGCCCGGGAAATCACAGCCGATGCGGGGGGTACAACGGCCACGATTCCCGGGCGCCACTAGCCTTGGATCAGCACCCGCCCTGGGATCAACCCTCCACAGCGTAGTGCACCAGCTCACCGGACACGTTGAGGTCCGTGTCGGCACCCAGCCTGAAGCCATCGCTCAGAGGGGTGATGCCGTTGGTGCTGGCCAGGATGATCTGCGTGGTGTCCGCATTCACCTGCTTGAGGGCGGAGGCATCCGCCATCCCCTCCATCCACTCGCCCAGGACCAGACCGCCCGCGTTGATGAGCTTCACGTGGACGGGCCGGAAGCCAACCGTGCGGACATCCAGCTGGGCTCCGGTGCCGTAGAACGCCCCACACACCTTCCGCATGCTGCCTGACGCCATGACCAACCTCCTTGTCACACCCCTTGATGACCGTTCCCAGAACCATTCTGGTCACAGTCTGCGGCATCCCTGCCGCTTGGGGTCTTGAGAGCATCCATCATTTTGTGGATGCAACTTGGACAGATTCTGATGCCATCAGCCGGAATGGCGATGGCTGTTTCAACGACAGCCGAACAGAAAGAACAACGCAACACCCACCTCAGACTCTTCCCGTTGATGGCAGGTTGCTCGGCCTCCCGCCACACGTTCCAAGACGGTGTGGAATCTTCTTTGGAGAAGTTGATCACCACCATGCCCATCTGTCTTTTCCGTCCTTCCATTGCTCAGGTGGTATCTTTACCTGTTGCCCAGCAGCACGTCTAGCATCCACCTCAAATGGGTTGTCATAGTATGAGTGGAGGCTCTTACAAAAAAGCCAAATCCACACACTTGAAAGAATGTATAGAATGGGCTGGAAAACCCCAAACAAGAGTTGCTGTTTCACGTGCCTTTCTTCATGCGTTACCGTTTGGGCCACAACCTCGTACCCTTCTTTGATCAAGATGAATGGGCCAGATGACCACCCAGCCCAATTCCCCTTGGACATGTAGTTGAACGTGCGACACCCCTTGGGAACCACCAACAGGATTGCCCACCCTGTGAAGCGCCCCCACTTGAACTGTCCAAACGCCCACATCGCCCCGATGTACAGAGCAGAAATCAGCGTGTTCACGATCATCCAGATGTTGCCCAGGATCAGCAGCAGCCACCTCATTGTGCGCCTCCGTTCTTCAGCTGAAAAGACTGTTGTGCCAAAATTTGTATTCCCCTCTTGTTGCGGGTCCCTGTGCGCATCACCACCCAACCTTCACCGACCATTAGCACTTGGCACTTGGCAGGGCTTCCGGTTGCATCCAATCCCTGCCTGCCCTTCATTTTGCACTCACGCACAAATGGGCACTGCCCACAGACTATTTCATCGCCCGTCGTCATGCGTTCCATCTTCCAACGGAGGAGCAACCATCTTCCTCCGGCCTCCGCCGATGACCTTGTTGGTCTTGGTTCTGGCACCCTTCCCCTTGGGAACATCCCTGACGTTGACAACCTCTGGAAGCTGCGGTGCACCCTCGTACAGGTTGCCAGGGTCCAATTCCGTGATGGAGCCCTCGGCCACACCCTTCATCAGCCTGTTCATGTTCCCCAGTTCACGAACAATGGCTGTTTTCAATTGCTCATTGGACAAGTTTGCCACCAACACACCTGCCACAATCCGCTTTTCCTCGGGCTTGCGGACCACCAGGTCAAACTCCTGCCCCCGGTCGATGATGCGATCCAAGATGTCAGCTCGTGCCCGGACTGCTCCCACCATGGCGCTGTACTGGTTGGACCGTCTGAATTGGCTGATCATGTCTGACAGATCGTGGATGTTCGCCATCTGGGCCAGGATGTATTCGCAATATACCTGCTCTGGTGGCTTGCGCTTCAGTTCCTCGGCCTTCACCCGGAACATGGCGCCCTTCAACTCCTGGTATTCATCCCCAGGCAGCCCCAACTCCCGCATCACATCGTTGTCACTCTTCCCCTCGCCCAGTGCCTCGAACATCCTTTGTGCCAGGGAAGCAATCTCACCTTTGGTCATGGACCGCGACATGGCTCACTCCACCCGGTGTCACCTGCCAAGCAAGAATGACAACCGTCAAGTACACGGGTGGAGTATAACGGATGGATTGGTGGCCAGGAAATTTCTGGGGGGTTCAGTGCCGAGTAGGATCTTGGTCTGAGGGCTTCCGCTTTCCTCCGAACAAGGTTTCAAATACAGCAAGGTACACGGAGATCACCAAGCACAATCCGATGCATCCTGCCACTTCCTCGCAGCTCATTTTGCCCTTCCATTCCTGAGCTTGTCAATCTGCTCTTGGATCACCTTGTGCTGGGCCATGTAGCCATCCAGCTCCGCATCTGACCATCGCTTGACCATCGGGTTCCAATCGCCTGTTTGGATGTTCATCACAGGCCCGATTGCGTTTTCAATCTCGCTCACAAACCGGATGAACGCTTCATCGAGCCAAGGCGGAGTCCAACAACCACTCCGGCAGATGTGCACCGCTCCCAGCTTCACCTTTGGGAGCCGTCCGGCCTCCATGGTGGTCAGCTTCACCCTGCTGTTGAGATCATCTGGAAGAGGGCAATTTTCAATCCGCTCTGCCCCAGGATGGACCCACACCATGCGCCGGTTCCGCCTCTGCTCCAACCACACTCTGGCCCAATTGTGACAAGCCACTTCGCCCGGCCGCTCTGCGTCCCAGCAGTCATGATGCGCATCCACAAGGATAACGCGCTGGGCCTCCGTGGTCACATCATAGGCAAAGCAGTGCGAATCAGACACCACCAAGCAGGCTCCGGACAAATCAGCCCATGACGACACCCAACGCCAAAACAAACCTTCCCGGCCGTCTGTCTTCATCTCATCGTACAACCACAGCCTGGTGGCCCACAACGCTTTCAGGAAGAACAGCGCCTCACGGTGGCCCACGTCCCATTCAATTTTCTCTGGAACAAAAAAGTCCCAATCCACGCTGAGCACAGTTCTCATCGGAGCCTCACGCCTTCCGAGTCATCATGCTGGCAGGGATGTACCACCTGCTCCCTGCCGAGCACCGAACCACCCAACGCTTCTTGCCAAACCGGATGATGGTGCCGGTGCGCTTGTAACCGCTGTTGCTATCGGTCCACTCCACCTCGTCACCCACCTGGAAGTCACCATGGCGCTTGTCCAGGTTGTCCTGCCGCTCATTCCTGAACTGGTGCAGCTTGTTCTTGGCCTCCGTTGCCGCCCTGTGCAGCTCATCCGGGTCGGTGGAGGTGGGCAGCGCCTCCATCATCGAGGGTGGCCCGCTCCATTCGATGCGCCCGGCCGGAGTCTCGCAGAACACCACCCAACGCTGCTTGCCCATCCGGGCGATCACACCCTCCAGCAGGCCACGTCTGCTCCGGATGCGCACACGCATCCCAACCCTGAACTTGGAGGTGGAATTGACCATGGCCGCTTCCCGCTCCATCTTGATCATTTCCTTGACGATGTCGTTCATGGCTTCCTCCGATTGGTCTATGGTCACAGGCTCTTGCCCAACTCGTAACCGATGTCAGTCACCCACTTCACCGGGGTGATGCGGACCACGTGGGTGAAGGGGTCCACAGGGGCCACAGCCACCCAACCCGCTCTGCTGCCAGTCCTGGAAGGGGTGACCACCACGCGGGCACTCGGCCCATCCTGCGTCTGCACGATGTACTCTTGGCGATTGTTCTGGTTCATGACTTCCTCCGGTTCCCCTGGTTAGCCTCGGGCCACGTACACATCCGCGCCCTGGGAGCGCAGGACCTTGAGCGCCTGCTGGAAAAGCTCACCCAGAAGGCTCTTGGTTTTCTCAACCTCAGCAATCTCAACCTCGGAACGCTTGAAGGTCTTGGAACCCTCGTGCTTGGAGTTGGTGCCCTTGACCCAGATGCACTCGCCCCACACGTGAACCAACCCCTCCCCGCCCTTCGGGAATTCAAGCTGCTGAACGATGTACTTGCGCCCGGTTGCCTTTTCAGTTGCGGTGCGGATGGTCTTGTTCATCGTGCGTTCCTCCTGTCCCTCCTGCTATGCGAAAACCATACCGTTTCAAACCAAAGTTGGTATGGCCCAGATTGTAAATTGAATTTGTGTTTTTTGAATCACGGCACGGTAGGCAAAATTGTAACTTTTTTTCGTACCAATTTCGCCACTTTTGTTTAGATTCAAATACTTCAATGTGGGAAAACTTTTCGCGGGGTACGAAAAAAGGTTACAATTTCACGCACCCTCCTGGCAAGCCATGGGGCGCAAGGCCACGATCCATCAGATTCCAGCAGCCGTGACGCAGGTGCGTTCCGCAAATGCCACATGGGTCGTTGCATGCATCATGACAACTGAAGCGCACCTAGTGCACAAAGAGCCACATGCGCGCACAGTCTTTGAATCTTCCGTGCACCGACCCATCATGTTACTGTGTTTTGTCAGTTCAGGTGATCGCACCGACAACCAAGCGCCCGACCTTGGTGGCAGACTGCCACTCAATGACGAACATGTTGTTCAGTCCGGTTCTGGCCAGGGCTTCACTCCGGGCTCTGACAGCCTGCTGGGCCTCGATTGCCGTTGGGTGGTCCTCATCCTTCTGGCCGTCACTCCAGCTGATGCGCCAGCCGCCTTCCGGCCGCTCCTTGATGACAGCTTTGAACTTGGCATAGCGTGGAGTCATCCTCAGCCTCCGTTGCCATCCGCCTTCTTGCCCTTCTGCTGCAGGATGTACCACCTGGCAGCATCCAGCACAGCCAAGGCGCTCTCATCATCCAGGTCCTTGACCACCATCACCACCTGCTGGGCTCTGGCGATGGTCAGCCAGATGTCATCCAACGGGGTGGAAGCACCCTCCGGCCGTGCCCCGTTCCCGTTGTCAACCGCATTGTCCGCCTTGATCTCGCCCGCATCCACCTTGTCCTTGTACTGCTTGACCAGGTATCTGATCTGGCAGCCGTTGAGGTTGCGCAACTCAGGGAATCGCTTGGCAGCGATCTGCTGGGCCTTGGCCACCCAGCGCCTGCCATTGGCATTGGCCGCTATGAACAAGGCAGTCACAGCCTCCAGCCGCACGTCATCGAAGTACAACCGTTTGGCTCTGCTCTTCACCACACACCTCCTCAGTGACCACACGGTCACGCTCGTTTTCAACCTTGCGCGACACACGCACGTGCTTCAGGCAGATGCCAGAGGCATCCACACCCTCGCCCTTGAACTCTTCCAGACGGCAGGTGCCGCTCCTGCCCTGCTTCCAAGTCCACCGCTTGCAATTGATGCAGGCATCCTCGGGAATCTTCACCACACACCTCCTTCAATCGCACTCGATGCTTTCCACCCAAATGGCGTCCAGCCCAAAGAACTTGGCCATTTCATCCGACCCACGCCTGGCCCAGCCCACCCCATTGGGCACCTTCGGCAGCAGCCTGTAGCCCGTCCCAAACCCAGACGGATAGAACATGGCAGGCTTCCCCGAGGCCAACAGCTTGACCAGCTCCGCCTTCCGCTCCGGTGACACGGTGTAGGGGATGCCAGGCACACCCAGTGCCGTCCGGTAGTATTCCACCCGCTCGTTGATGCGCTTGTCCTGCGCCCGGATGACCGTGGCCGGGTCCTCAGTCTCGTTGGTGTGGAAGGAATCATCCACGCCCGTCCTGTCGAAGCTGTACCAGGCCCCATCCCGTGTGAACCGCGTGGTGCCCGACACCTCCACCCGATGCGCACCCGACCACATCCCATCGCCCCGGCAGATCCTGAAGAACAGCTGGCGCCCTTCGGCCACCTTCTTGACCACCACCGTCTGCGTTCCCGGCTGCGAGCAGGTGCCGCTGGGATACATCATCCCATCCACCAGCTCCACCTCCCAGCCATCCGCCTCCGCCGCAGCCACCAGGCGCTTCAGATACTTGCGCTGGTCCGCAGCCGTGCCTTTGGCCGCGCTGTTCTTCCCCAATCGGGTCTTGCTCTGGTACTTGGCCATGATTCCCTCCTGTATTCTTCCTCAGCCCCTGGCCATCCGCTGAACCAGCCACCCCAGGTGGTCCTGCTCCCCGATCAACTTCACCTCCAGCTCATCCCCTCCGGGCAGGTCCACCCTCACGATCAACACGCCCTGCTCCACCCCTCCGATGTCCATCCTGGCCTTGCCCGCGTGCTCCTCATCCAGCGCCTTCAGCGCCTTCAGAGTCCGCTCCAGCCCCGCCTTCCGCACCACCGGCAGGCCCCGGAACACCTCGTTGCCCATCCGCGCAACCTTGGTCTCCACGATGCTGATCTGACGTCCCATGGCTTCCTCCCGTTCCAGCATTTCAATTTCCGCTTCCCATCTGGCCTTCACAATCGGCAAACACTTCTCACATGCGGCCGATGTCTCAGGCTCCTTGCTCCCAGTCCACCCAATTGGGTCCGGCAGCCCTTCCTCGATGACTGCTCCGCATTCAAAACAAGTCTTTTTCAAGTCACCCTCCGCCATCCTCAGAAGCTCACCGACCCACCCGCCTGGAACCGCTCCGCCCACACCTTGTACTGGCTGAGGTGCGCCTTGTAGCTGGCCAGCGCCTTCTCCACCTCCGCCTGGCCTTCCTCCGCCGAACCCACCCGGGCCACCACCTGGTAGTTGCCACCCAGGATGTCCAGACCGTGCACACCCTTGGTCTCATCCGAGTAGCACTTGAACTCGGAAGCGCCCGGGCAGTGCTCGAACCGGGTGATGTCCACGACCACGGCCTGAACCTGCTCCTTGGTTCCGCGCCGCACGAACACCACCGTGTCGCCCACGTTCAGCCTGCCAGCGGAAAAAGCGGAGTTCAACATGGTCTGCCTCCTGGCCTTGTTCTAGGTTACTTGGACCGCACGATGCTGACCTGGTATTCCCGGTCACCGATGCGCACGACCAGGCCCGCATTCCCGCTCATGACCCCGGCCTCGCTGAAGGTCCGGATGCTGACCCGCGCCTCAGTCTCATTCCCCTCGGCATCGCACGCCAGCTTGTCGGCCTCAGCCTCCAGAATCTCGCGCACGTTCATCTCCACCACCTGAGTCTCGGTCATGTAGCACTTGGTCATGTTAGCCTCCGTTTGTCAACCGCCTGCTCCTGAGAGTATGCGAAAAGCATACCGCTTCAAACCAAACCACATAACTGTATGTGACATATCTGATTCTTGCGTTTGCGGACAACAGGCAGTCGGGATTGAATTGTAACCTTTTTTCGTACCCCACCAGCCATTTGCCACCACTCCTCATATCTTTCAATCGCTTCAATGTGGCTACTCTTTTCTTGGTGGTCCGAAAACTTTTCCTGTTTCAATATGTACCAGAATTGTTTTGACTTTACCCTCCGCCACGGCTGGCTGGCAAGCACATCTGACAGCCTGGCAGCCTGACGGCCTGTGGCCTATTATCCCATGGGCATTTCTAGCTAAGTGCATGGGACAATACAGATATTTCAATTTTTGATATCCTGTATTTTGGCGTGTGCTGTGTAGGTCAGCCACCCACACACCAGCGCACCCGCGCACCCCTTCGGTTTTCATCCCAGTGGGGGTGTTGTTCAGCTTCAATCCTCCGCGCCCTGTCTCCAGCTGGCGGCATCGCTCCGGCCTGGCACCAGGCGCACCCCACACCCCTTCAGCCTAACAGCACAGACATCAATGACAGCACTGTAGACCGATGTCAACGCTGTTAGGCGCTCCGGCTTGCGCACGCACCTCGCCTTCCGGGCTGCTACAGCGTGCTACAATGCCAACAGCACCTCCTGCCCTTGTCAGCGCTGTTGCCCCTGTAGCTGTTCTGATTCATCCCAGCGCCTTGCTCCACAGCCTCGGTTCCAGCCCATCCTCCTGCCTGCACATTGACTTCAAGCCCATTGCACATTCGGGCGCAAGATTGCTGGTTTCAATTCATCCCATCCCAGTTCAATGTGCATGGGCCGGGTTCAGCGATGTGCAGCTGGTTCGCACCCATCTGTGCCGATGTGCAGCACTGCAGAGATTTGTCACGTGGCATCCTTCTGCAGCGACCCCATTGCCTATGGATGATGCACATTGCAATCATGGATGGACATTTCGAGATATGGCACGCTTGCGGCCCACCTGCTTGCGGCTGGTTCTGTGCATCGCAACTGCGACTGCATACGATTTCCATTGCCTATGGGCGAAGGCACGCTGTCCATCTCCCCCCAGCTTCCATCTGCCCTTGTGCGCACAAGCCACCATCTTTGCAGGAGTTTGCCATATGCCATATGCCTGCAGCACACCCAATGTCTATGGGCGATTCACTCCTGCGCCTGGGTTGCTGGCGGGTGGAGGCCAGGCGCACGCCGGGCTGCTACATTGGTTGACAGCACCTACAGCAGCCGGGCTGATGTCAGCCTTGTAGCCTCGGGCGCTTGGCCGTTTGGCAGGGCGCTACAGCGCCTGACAGCGTGTACAGCAGCAAACATTGATGCTTGCTTGTAGGCGTGCTGTTGCCCCGGGCCTGGCCTGGGGTGCCTTGGCCGTGTGGTGTGTGGGCCAGAGGTGCAGTTTCAAGCGCACGCACGCATCCGCGCACCTTGTACCGTGTTTTGAATCCGTCTGCCTTTTGAACCCCAAGACAGACCCTGAATCCGTCCGATTCCTCCGATTCTCAGGAACACGCGTGTGCGTCCGGGAAGATGTAGGTTGTGTTATGGGCTTTCCATGATTGATGTCTGTGATTTCTTTGGTGTTCACGTTCTCTGGTTTTTCCTTCCTTTCACAACGGGATTCCGCCTGTCTTTGGTCAATCTCGTGGTTCTCTTCTTGTTCTCTCGTGTGGCTTGGTTCTTTCCACGCTGCAGGGTGCAGATGGTGTCGGTTGGGTGGTGGATGGTGTGATTGTTATCTTTCATCTAATGGTTGCGCTTTCCATGTGCGCTGTTGGATAAACCTAGTTGCAAGGAGTCGCTGGGGCAATGAAACACCCACAACCGTATGGGTAGATGCATCTCATTCTATGACAAGAAATCATAAAGCTGTATAGAATGGCGTATGTTTAGCCATGCCCGAATGGATGGTGAGAAAAAATACAACTTAGACTTTGAAGCTTGGTTGTCTTGGCGGTCTTTGAAGTTTTGCTGACAGGTTAGCTTTCCACAGGCAATCGTGGGAACCTGACCGCCATCCGAAAGATTCTATACAAGATTATCAGTGTTGCTGGGTGATGGAGGCTGGGAGCAAGTCATTGAATCTTGTGGGTTGCCAGGTTCATCCCCGAGGATGCCTTGTGACAACTCGTTGGCAATGAGCGCACCACATCTGGCCCAAGAGGTTCATCCGGAGGCCCAGGTGAACTCCGACCCTGCACAGCGTGTTGCGCAGGACCAGATGGATGGCCCTGCTGAGCCAATATGCCTTCATGACTTGCGTTCCCCTTCCTCTGCTACCATGTCTGTCAACGTGGACCACACCTGGTCCAAGGTGACGCTTTCCACGTCCACCTCTGCGTTGCTGACCTCTTCCAGCTTGTGACAGAAGTCACAGAAGGCTCCGGTCAGGTCCTTGGGCATCTGCTTCAGGCATTCCTTCAGCGTCATCTTGTTCACCCTTTCTTCAGCGGATATGCCTTGCGGACGGGATTGTTGGGCATGCAGCACCCTTCCCCTATCGCCAAGGCGCTCCTGAACCGCTCAGCAATCTTGCACCTCCAGCGCCCTTCATCCTTGTTGTACCACAGCCACGGGCATCCCTGCTGCTCCCCCATTGCCTCCAGCGGGTCCTTGTACAGCTTGCCCTCGGCCATGTAGCTGGGTTGGCACCTACCTGAGCGGCAGCAATAGCCACAGCCCACGCACCGTTTTGCTCCGGGCTTGAGCTTGTCCTTGGGCTGGAGCCTTGTGTGGGCCCTGGTCACCGAACCTTCCTCCGGCCATCTATGCGTGCGTGCGCTGCAGCGAGGGCAGAGGCTCGCAGGAAGCAGATGACAGCCTCATCTTCCTCTTCACTCTCGAACCCAATGGGTGACTTGATCTTCAGCGCCCTCCGGAGCACTCCCAACTCCCTGGCGGTCAGGCCAACGCTGTACACGACAATGTCCTTGTTGCCCTTGTGCGGCACTGCCTTGGCCCCTTCTTGCAGCGGTTCAGAGTTTGGTCTGGGACTCGATTTCAAACGTCTCATCATAATCCTCCCCGCTATTGGGCGTGTTGCTGTACCACCCCTGGATGCACCCCTTGACCATGTACTTGCCATCTGCCGGGTGGTCATCCCTGTCCCACAGCATGTCCGCCCCGATGCAGTTCCAGGACTCCCTGAACCACTCCACATCACTCAACCTTCCCTCGCCTGGGCTGGTCGTGTTCCCCTGCACATCTAGCAGCGTGACCTCACCCTCATCATCTTCCTCCCGACTGATCTGGACCACCACCGTCAGCAGTTGCGTCCAAACCTTCCGTTGGCCATACAACATGGTGATTCCCTCCTGTCATCGCCCCTTCCCAGACTTGCTGGGCGCCTTCTTGGCCTTCTTGTCCTGCTTGGCCGGAAGCTCAAGCACCCCGGTTCCCTTGCAATGCGGGCAAACCGTCCGGTTGCTCTTGGCCAGGATGGCCGCTTCAATGCCCCTGTATGTCCACGAATTGTCGCACTTGTGGCACACCACATTGTCCTCTGACTCGATGATGAATCCCTCGTGCCATTCCATCCCCTCCTCATCATCAGAATCATGCGAACAACCGCACTCGGGGCAGCGCCAGCAATCCTCACAGATCCTGGGCTCATCTTCCTCGTCAGCCACCACAGGCTTGCCACAGACCAAGCACTCCATTCTTTTCACATCAGCACTTCTTGTCATAGCTTTTCCCACCACGGTTGGCGCTCGATGTCGATGAACAGCCTGTTCCAATCACCTTCAAACCTGACGGCCCGGTCATCAACATAGGCCACGGCCAGAGGCTTGATGTTGGTCACCGCTGCAATGTACCCTTCCATGTTGTACCTTCGGAGCCAATCCCAAACTCCGCCCTCTGCCCTGGTCGTGAAGATGACCAGCCGGAACCGTTTGGCAGCCTCATCCAGAAAGCCTCTGGCACCAGGAACCGGCTGGTTGAAGTTGTCCGGCCCGTGCCAGCCATCATAGTGATGTAGCACCCCATCGAAGTCCAGCGCAATGGTTGGCTTGGGCTTCTCAACCATCACCACAGGAAGTGCGCTTGATCCGTCTTGTTCGCTCATTTCCCACCACCTTTCTCAGCGCCACAGCGTGGGCAGCGTCCGGCCTGTTCACGGGCCATGGCGAGGCAATCTGGGTCATTGACAGCTTCCAACCCTTCCTCCCACTCATGGTTGGCAATCCTCTGCCCGCACTTGGGGCACACCTCCACCTCCTTGGTGTGGAGCAGGGTGTGCCGAATGACATTGCCCACGATGGCTTCCAGTTCCTTGGCTATCCTCCCGGCTGTGTTGATCTCGATGGCCCGCCCGCCCGTCACGATGTCAACCAGCCCCTTGGTGTATTCCTGCAACTCCGCATCCACCAATGCCTTGATCGCTTCCCCGAGGATGGCATCTGAATCCGTGTTGCGCACCATGTCCGGATTCTTCCCCACCATCAGGCATGCCCATTCACGCACCCCAAACCCACCACGCTCTGCCAACCGCTCCAAGGTCTGGCTTGAACCAAACAGCCGGGTGTATGTCTTGTATGCGCGCTCTGCTATGGACCACGGGATGTCCAGCCTGTTACCTCCGATGGCCCATGGTTGCAGCGGGAATCTTCTGGCACTCATCGTCATTCCTCACCTTCCACTGGTATCCAAACAGTCAGGATTCCTCCCAGATGGACTTGGCCTTGTTCTTCCACTTTCAGCCCCGCCCCTCGCAACATCCGGACCACATAAGCCAGCGCCTCGGGAGTCATTTCAAACAGGCACGTGCCGCGTTGGGAATCGGCCGTGTATGGAAATGCCATCCCTCGAACATGCCCCCGTCTGCGCTTCCACCACATTTTCAGCGCCTTCAGCCTCATAGCTCAGTCCACCTTTTCCACATCTTGGCCACCATCTCATCGGCCTTTTCCAACGCCTTCCGCTCGCACTCATCCCGATCTTTTGACTCTATCCTGACCCAACGGCGCCCTCGGCCTGGCGGGATGTCGATGCTGTAAGTGCCTCTGTATCTGCAAACTTCCAAAATCCAGCCAGATTTCTGGTGTTTCAAAAACCCAATGCATGTTGAACGGTGATGCCCCATGGTTCTCACCTCAACTGGTACAGGCCAGACGGCAGGCGCTCCAGCTTTCCGGCCTTGACCATCTTTTGGATCAAGACAGTCACCGCATTGGGGTGGACTTTTCCATCCGCCTCCGCAACTGCCTCTTTCACTTCAGAGGGTGCGTGCGGTGCACCATCCTCAAACACACTACTTGCCAGGGCACGCCAATCCAAGGCCACCTCCATGCCAGGACCTGGCTGGGGCGCCTCGGGCTCATCCTCGGGCTCCGCTGCCATTTCCTCACGTTCAGGCATCGGTGGCAAGTGCACTGGTTCCTCTTCCTCATTTTCCTTGTTCGTGGTGGGCTTGAATCGCTTGACAAACCTCAATACATCTTCTGTGATAGGGCATTCCCTTGAATCGCTGACCAACTTGGCCAGCTTCAGCAGGTTCTTGACATCCCGTCCGGTCAGGTCAGGATACCTCTTCACGATGGCATCAATCACGTCCGGGTCGATGGTGATTTCAGCCGTGCTCGCCAACACCTTCCAGATGGCCGTCTGATCCTCAGGTGTTGGCGCCTTGTAGTCAATGCGAGCCACGCATCTGGAAGCAATCGCATCATCCACGAGGTCCGATCTGTTGGTGGTCAAGAACAACACGCCTTTGTAGTATTCCAACACCCGAAGGAACACGCCAACGATGGCATTTTGCTGTAGATCATTTCCACGCGTGTGGACATAGACATCCGCTTCATCCAACAGCATGATGGCATTCCACCTGGATGCCCTGGCAAACGCTTTCAGCAGCTCATCCTCCAGCGTGTCCGGGTCGGTTCCCAGCTGGCTGGCCTGCACTGTGTACAACGGCCTGGCCATCACTTCAGCGTACACCTCCGCTGTCAGCGTCTTGCCTGTTCCAGGGATGCCAGCGCACAAGATGATTGCGCCTCCGCTCTTGCCTTTCACGATGTCTCTGAATTGGCCTTTGTGGGCCAACAACATCTCAACCAGGTTCCGGGAGTCGCTGGGCAGAATGAGCTTGCTGCTGAGGTGTGGATCATAGACATATTCCGTCAATTGCCCAACATCAATTCTCAGTCGGAGGTGTCGTTTGAGATCAAAGCATGCCAGATATGGGTGCAGCGGTATTTCAGGAAGTGGCACGGAATCATAGTCATCAATTTCATCTTCCAAATCACCACTTTCATCGTTGTCACCATCCCGTTTTCCCCGCACCTTCCTCCTGTGCCACCACAATTTCTCCAAATGCGTTCTGTTGTTGTGCCTTCGGTCCTCATCCTTGTCATTTTCAAAAAACACGTCAACCACAACTCTGGATGGTTCCCCAGCCTTGTCCAGTTGGATGCTCTTTGTCCTGTTCCAATACCATGAGCTGTCACGCTTTTTTTGATTCCCATCACAGTCATCAGTCCCACACCCGATGGCCATGAATTGTTTTCCAATTTTATCCACCCATTTTTCCCACTTGGCCTGGCGCTCCATCCGCTCCGTGTACAATTGGGCGCTCTCCAAAACATAGCCCTTTCTGGCAAGGGCTTCCTCAACCGTGATGCCAATGCAATCTTCAGCCTCAAACCCAACAGACAACCCATCCCGTCCACCAAATTCAGTCCATACCAATTTCATCTCAGCATAGGCTGCATGATAATAATCACGCTCTTTTCGCTCCGGATGGAACTCAGTTGATTTGACATAATAGCAAAGCCAGACGCCACGTTCATCATCCCTCCTGTACACCCGAGGTTCCCATGTCCTGCCTTCGGCCTTGTTCTTATCAGCAGAACGGATGAGAGTCTGGATGAGCATTGCTTCAAACTGCTGGACTGAACGTGGCTTGGTCTTGTCCCCTGACAGCGTTGAAAGCCACAACTTGCAATCGGCAAGAACCGTCTTGGCGCCTTTGCAAGCCAAGTGCGCTCCGACCATTTCCATCAGATGCTGAATCTGTTTTTGGCTGTGGCATGAAAGATCAATCTGCTCATATTTCTTCCATCGGTTCTCAGAATCCTGAACACCATAGGCATTCAAATTCTTGCACCCAATGGCCCCAATCAATTCATTCCACAGCTTGATTTGCATCGGTCACCCCGCCTCTTGTATCAATTGCCAATCTGTTGGTTCTGTGCGCAGGCGGTCAATCCGGATGGCTCGGCACCCTCCGACCGTCTTGGGATTCCCTGACACCACCTCACAGATGGCCAGCACCCCATTCCCCAAATCCTGGAACCCCACCACTTTGTACAAGATGGTGTTGCCCTTCCTGTCTTTGTTGGTCCACAACTGACCAATTCTGACGTCTGTTTGAAGGCTGGTTTTCATCGCCCTTCCTTGCCACCATCCTCTTCCTCGGGCTTCCCGCACGCATGCCCTCCGGAGCACTCTTCACAACCACAGGCGTCTTGGGCTGTGTCCTCAGCCGCTTTGGCCCACGCCATGCGTTCCATGGCATCATGGACCGTTCTGTGATAGCTGAAGATGTCAGCCGCCTTGTTGGCCTTTTTGGCCAATTCTTCCATCTCAGTCTCGTTTGCTCCACGCCTGACACGCATCCAGTGCATGTATAGGATCTGGGCCAACTCCCTCGCCCTGTCCTGGATGGCGTAGCACTCCTGAATCGACATGGCGATGTGCGCCTTGACCTTCCCATTACCGTCTGCCATCGGTTCCTCCGTTGATTGGTGGTTAGGTATTTATACCTAACCACCAAAATTGTCAGATCAAGTCCTTGTCCTTGGCCAACCAGCCAGGAATGGTCATTTCCATCTGATCTTCATCGTGACTCAGCACTTGGCTCTTGGGAATCCACACCTCAATCCCTTCGATTTCCAAGAGCAACGCCTTGTCCGTCTGCTTGACGATCTGTTCATAGTTGAAGGTGTGCTCAGGAATCTCACTCATGACTTTCCTCCAGCGCCTTCACGGCGGATTTGCTCCAACGCCCAACCATCCCTTTCTTGTCCCATCCCACAGTATCAAGCGGGTCATCCTGTTCCAACCGCACGATGTATTCATTTTTGCACGCACCCACCAGCGTTCCAACAACAAAACGTCTGGAACCTCGGGTGCCAGGCGCCGCGCCACCTCCACGCTCCACCATGACACGGGTTCCAAACCTCATCTCACACCTTCCTGCTCCGGAGGTCCGCCAGAATCCTGGTCAGGTCCATGCTCGCCCGTCTGACAGCCCCAGACTCACGACATCCCATCCAGCTGAAGCCACCTTCCTTGATCCTTTTTTGGGCCTTTCTACAGGCGCCAATGAATCTTTGCGCCTCTGAAATGGCCAGCTTGATGGACTCTTCATTGATCATTCTCGCCCTCGCCGCGCTTGGTGGAGTGCGTTTGCTTCTCCATCGCCCCAATCGCTTGGTCGGCCGCATAGCTAACCAGGCTGACCGCGCCACCCCACAACACAACCCTTCCATCTGCTCCCAATACCAATACACCCCACACCACTCCGACCCAGAACCCAATACACATCGAGCACCCTACCAGCCGCCCGAGGCATTTGCTGTGCCTCCGGAGCATCGCTCTGGCTGGGGCCATGACTCGGCCTGTGCTGGCAATGATCGCCAACCCCGCAGCACCTATGAGGCTGAACGTGTCCATCACAAGTTGTTGGCAGGCTCCAGCGGGGAGTTGTCGCTGGAATCCGGGAGGATTCCGGCCTTGGACAGGGTGTTGGCCAGCTTCTGAAGATTGTCCTTGCTGAGGCGCACCCCAACCAGGTCGCCCTCCACCACAGCTTCGCCCTTGGACATCAACCCGGCCAGAAAGGCTCCACCACCATCCGTGAAGCTCAATGCCGGGCAGCAGCCATCACGACACAGCAGGATCTTGGGTGGGAGAATCATCACTTGTTCCCTTTCTTGGTTTTGGCCTTCCTGAAGTGGACCAACCAAACATTTTCAATCTTCTCAGCCCCGATGCACTCCATGTCTGCATGCCGTTCATCTCCAGGCATGTTCTCCATTGCCCAGATTTTGGCATCCGCCTCGGTGCTGGCAGATATCACAATCACGCTGATCTCGCCCTTTGCCGGATGGCCTGCCATGGGTGGACGTTTGCTTGCCACTGCCACGGACTTTTTGGCCATCTTTTTGGCCTTATTCTGCGCCAATGGCTTCAATGCACACCTCGCAGTAAGCCCCATCGCCAGCGGGCATGCACTCTGAACACCCTTCCTGGCCACAACGCGGGCACTTGTACCACCTGTGCCCTGTCTCCAACTCATGTTCGTGGAGTTGGGCACAGCTCACTTCGGTCCCACAACCAGGGCAAGGTTCTTTGGCATCGTGGAAGCTCATGCCTGAACCACCTCCGCCTTGGGCGCCTCCGCCTTGGGCGCCTCCGCCTTGGGCGCCTCCGCCTTGGGCGCCTCCGCCTTGGGCGCCTCCGCCTCCGCCTTGGGCGGAGTGATCTTGATCTCGGGTTTGGGCTTGGGAGCGTACTTGGCTTTGATTGCGTGGATCTCAGCCAGAATCGGCTGGCGCTCCTTGTACGCCTTGGCCGTCAGGTCCTTGATGGAAGCAGCATGGCGCTCTGCCGCTTCCTCCATCTTCCGCTTCATCCCGATTTCCAGCTGGTCAAGAGCACCACGCCGCTCCGCCTTGTTCTCATCCTGAAGGATGTTGTGCTTGTCCTCCAACTTCTTGAGCTGGCGCTTGTACTCCTTGGCGATCTTTTCAGCCTTCCTCGTGTAGGACTCAGTGACCTGCTTGGCCTCTGTGCTGAACTTCTTGGTGGTGGCCCTGTTTTCCTCTTGGAGCGCAGCTGTCAGCTTGAAGTTTTCCTTGCCCTCATCCCGACCGATTTCAGCCAGCTTCTTGTCCAGCTGCGCCAGCCGGTCGTGATCCTTCTTGTCCATCCGCACCTTCATGGCATCCCTCCGTGCTGGCCAACAGTTTGTCAAATTTGGAAAGCAACGCCTTCACAGGGTCAACAGGACCCAACAGGCGCTTCGCTTCCCGCCTCCGGAGCCGTCTGCGCTTGTCTCTGCGCCCCATCACAAACCTTCCTTGCTCAGGCCTGGCCTGGGTCCACCAAAGATGACACCTCTGCACTTTTCACACACCCACCTCCCGGAATCCTCCACCAAATTCTGGTCGGATTCACAGAATGGGCAGTGCGTCACATCTTGGTGTTCCCTTGTTTCAACGTGGCAAGAACACTCCTGCTTGGCTGTCAATTCATCCAATTCCTTGGTGTGCAGGTGGCCATCGCCAGAGCAATGCTCGCACACCACAGGCGCCAACGCTCCTGTGTTGAATGCCTGATCCAACCTATTGGCCAACCTCACCCAAAAATTCCATGGATATTTCTCAGCCGTGTTAGATTGCGATCCACTTCCTTCGCAGTATGGACACGACAGTGGCCCGGTGACTTTGGCAGGAATCTCCGGGCGCACTGCCGTGGGCGGAATAGGCTTTTGGGCATCCAATTCCTTCAACAGCCCCTTGGCCCGTTCCAGAATCTCAAACAGTTCATTGATCTTGTCGCTGGACACGTTCACACCGTCACTCGGTGGGTTCGATGCCAAACTGGTTGGTCAGGTCGAAGTCCTCGATGAGCTGGTTGGCGTGCGCCTGGCTGACTTCCGAGGCCACCTGGGACAGGGCCACGGAGCAGATGTTGTGGCTGAACTTGCCACGCTTCTTGATGGCGCCCGCGATCTTGGTCCGCATGGCGTCCAGAGTGGCCTGCTGCTCTTCCGTCAGCTCACCCTCATCCTCGGCCTCACCCTCACCCTCATCCTCGGCCTCACCCTCACCCTCATCCTCGGCCTCACCCTCATCCTCGGCCTCATCCTCGGCCTCACCCTCATCCTCGGCCTCACCCTCATCCTCATCCTCGGGCTCATCCTCGGGCTCATCCTCGGGCTCATCCTCGGCCTCGGGCTCATCCTCGGCCTCGGGCTCATCCTCGGCCTCGGGCTCATCACCCTCTTCACCATCGCCCTCGGAATCAACCCCATCGTCATTCGCTTCCTCGGCCTTGGACGCCTTCTTGCCCTTCCCCTTGGCCTTGGCCTTGGGCTTGGCCTTGGCCTTGCCACCAGCCGCGCTGAAGCGGCTCTCCCCGCTCTGGTCCTGGTTGAACAACTCGCACTCCTGGTTGCGACAGAATCCCCACGGGTCGGTGGTCTTGACCACCTCGCCCTTGTTGGGCGTCTTGTACATGGGATGGGAGCACTTGGGGCACCTCGGGTGCACCGGGTGCGTCCCACCGTGGCGCCGGTCTGCCTGCGGCTTGGCCACCTTCTTGACCGCCTTGGGCGCGGGCTTGGTCTGGGCCTTGGGCGCGGGCTTGGTCTGGGCCTTGGGCGCGGGCTTGGTCTGGGCCTTGGGCGCGGGCTTGGTCTGGACCTTGGGCTTGGGCGCGGCCTTGGGCGCGGGCTTGGTCTGGACCTTGGGCTTGGGCGCGGCCTTGGGCGCCTTCTTGGACACCGGCTTGGCTTCCTTGTTCTTGCGCTTGGACATGACATCCTCCTTGGTTTGGGCTTCCGCCCTCGTTCAATGCCTTCCTCTGGACACTTCCAAAGCAAGGCCAAAACCGCTGAATCAACCTCACTCCTCATCGCTGCTGATGGCGTCGTTGATCATCTCAGCTTCCTCAACAGCCTCCAGGCTGGGGCTCCACCGCTTCACACCCCGGAACCGCTTTTCAGTGATTTCCACCGGAGCCAGGAACCGGACAAAGTTGCCGTTGATTTCCACAGCCTCGGGCGCGATCAATCCCTTGTCCACCATGTCCTTGATGACCTCGTCCAGCTTGGGCTCAACCTTGGTGGTCTTGGTGATCACGTAGAATCCGCCCGGGATGCGCTTGCCACAGCCGCGCTTCAACTCCCGCTCCACCACGTGCGTCTCAACAACCTTGATGCCTCTGGCCTTCATCTCATCACGCACTTCCTTGGTGTCCTCGGGCTTCAGAATGTACTCGATGCCAGCCGGCAGGAACATCCCGAACAGCTTGCCTCTGGGCAGACGGCCAGTGCCACCACACCGCTCGCACTGGACTTCGCCCTCCAGCTTGTGCTCGGAAGGCTTCCACGCATTGGGCTGGTGCAACCAGTAGTTGTAGCGCCTGTAGTCCCAGCGGGTTCCATCCACCTTCACCTCCCCGCCCGTTCCGAGGGTGGCCTTGCCCTTGCCGCCGCAGCAGGCGCAATCGCTGATGGCCTTCTCCAGCCTGGCGATCTTGTCTTGGGTCCGCTTGAGGTGGTGAGCGGCCAACTTCTTGGCTTTCCCTTCCTCCAGCCGGTCCTTGGAATCTTCCAGCTCCTGGCCATTTTTGCGACACTCGGGGCACTCGGCCTCCCCGAGGCAGCTGGGGCACTCGTCATACTCGCCCTCATCGTGGGCGAGGAAGATGACCGTGCCATCTTCCAGCAGCTTCTGGCCAACGTCGATGTTGGGGATGCGCTTGGAAATGCCCTGGGTGGCCGCTTCCTCGCTGTAGTCCTTGATGGTCTTGTAGTGCTGGGCTCCGACCCACATGAGGTACGTGTTCTTGATTTCCATCGTGCGTTCCTCCTGCCCAGTTCAATATGCGAAAAGCATACCGTTTCAATTCAAAGATTGTAATTGCATGCGGTATTGCTATTTTTGCACATTTTGGCAGGAAGCCTCAGAACACAACAATTGTAACCTTTTTTCGTACCATTTTGACAGTATTCAAACATTTCAAAGGTTTCAATCCAGGAAAAGTTTTCCTGTGGTACGAAAAAAGGTTACAATTGCCAAATCCCAGTTTTTGTTCATCTTTTGAATCAAAAGATGTCCAGCTTGGCGATTTGGTCGAATTTGATGCAATCGCCCGGGTCACCGTTGATTTCCACAGCCTCGGGCCACTCGTGTTGTTCCCCGTTGATTTTGCAGCGATTCATCCTGATTCCTGTGATCTTCCCTTCCCGCCTGAATCCGTCTTTGGTCTCAAGATGAAATCGCTTTTGGAGCATCCCACGGAGTTCAATGACCCATTTCCAGCTGTTCATACCATCCTCGCAATCTCCACACCAGCCTCCGATAACATCTCAACAGCCAGCTGATCTGGGTATTCATCCAGGTACACCACACGGAGAATCCCTGCATTGACCATCATCTTGGCACAGATGACGCAGGGTGAAATTGTACAATACAATGTCCCACCAGCCATCGAGGCTCCGTCATGGGATGCTGCTTGGAGCATGGCATTCTGCTCAGCGTGAACGGCCCGACACCTCTGCTGCTGCTCCCCTGATTTGATTCCTTCCCGATCACGCATGCAACCAATGTCAAGGCAGTGGGCCATCCCTCGGGGCGCTCCGTTGTAGCCTGTTGCCAACACCATCCCGTTGGGCCTGACGATGACTGCTCCAATCTTGCGCCGGAGGCATGATGAACGGGCACTGACCGCTTGCGCCAATCCCATGAAATATGCATCCTTGTTGGGTCTCATCTGTCACCTTTCCTCTTGGCCTTGGCTTCCTTGGCCATCTGGGCCAACGTCTTACCAGGCACTCTCATCCCGGTCTTGCGATTCCAGAACTTGGATGCCAGTTCATCACCAACAACCTTGTGCAACTCCCGTTTGTGGATCAAGGCCACACCCTCCACGCCCACTGACTTCCCCTCTTTGTTTTCCATGTCATAGCTTCCCCAATAATCCAGCATCCGCTTTCCCACGATGATGACAAAGTCCTTGGGGTTGCCTTTCTTTTTGGTCAGACGCAGCAGCTCAAAAATCTGACGCCCATTTGGAGTCAGCTTTGCAATGTATTCCGCCTCCGGAGGTGATGACTTCACCACCTTCGGAACCTTGGGTGCCTCATCCTCGGGCGATGTCTTGGGCAAGTCGGATTGCTGATTTGATTTGTTTTCCGATGCGTTCATTTTTCCCATTCCTCAGATAGTAAGATGGATGCCATGTCACAACAACTGGGATCACCTTGGTGGCGCCCTTCCACCACATCTCATACTCATGGACATCATCCAGCAGGTTGCTCACTTTCTTGCTTCCAACCAATCTCCCGGCTGCTGTTCCGCCAAGGGCCAAGATTGCCTTGGCGTCCAATGCCCAAAGCATTGCATCAAGCCTCGGTGCGCATGCTACAATTTCATCAGGCTCCGGAACACGATTGCCTGGCGGTCTGCAACAGACCAGGTTGGTGATGAACACCTCATTGTGCGGCACCATCCCGATGGATTTCATCAACTCATCAAGCGCCCTCCCGGCCGGACCAACAAAGGGATAGCCCTGTTCATCTTCCTCTTGCCCTGGCGCCTCGCCCACAATCACCAGATTCACCTCTGGTGCCCCTCGCCTGAATGCCTGTTTCTTCCTCTGCTTGGACAATTCGCACCGCTGGCATCCAGTCCAACGGTCCTCAATGCTCTTGAGTTTGGCGTACACGTCCATGTTCATCCCGCCATGGCCTTCATCTGCGCCAACCTGGTGAAGGTTAGCAATGAGGCAAACTTCAGCCGCTTCAACATCTGAATTGTTGCCTTTTTGTCGGGCTCCGGATGTATCGGCTTGATGGTGTAACCACGCTTGATTGTGGTCAGCTGGAGATATAGGCGGATGTCAGCGGCAGCTTCCACCACAGCGCAACGCAACTTCTCACCAACCGCCCGAGGCCAACCAGGATCAGACCTTTCAGCAGCCGCGATCACGGAATCCACATTGCCATAGATTTGCACCAAGGCAGCAGCCTTCTTGGGTCCAACACCTCGTACCCCAGGGATGTTATCGGAAGTGTCCCCGCACAAAGCCTTCAGGTCAGGGATGTATTCCGGGGCAACCCCATGGCGCTCGATGACAGCCGCAACATCATACACCTTGTCACCTTTCTTCCCTCCTGGAGCAACCACCACAACCCCTTCCCCTACCAGCTGGCGCAAATCGCTGTCGCCCGAATACACCACGCGGTTCATCCCTTGGAATCGCTCCACAAGGTGCCCAATCACGTCATCAGCTTCACAGCCGTCGCCCTCGTATTGCCTGACACCTAGCAGTTGCAACAATCTCTTCAGGATGACTTCTTGCTGGTTCATCCCATCCAAAAATTCTCTCAGTTCCTCCGTTGGAACACCCTTCTGCTTGTATTCAGGATACAACTGGAATCTGAAATTGCCCTCACCTTCCCAAGCCACAGCCACCAGCCCACCCCACCTTTCGTGGATCAGCAGCATCAAATTCAGGAATCCCCAGATGGCTCCAGTTGGCACAACCTGACCATCAACCTCAACTTCCAGTTCCCGGAACACATCAGCAGTCCGGTACAACATGTGGCGCCCGTCGATGATGAGCAAGTCAGCCCTCAAAATGGCACCCCATCGTCTTGCGGCCCAATCTCTTCAGGCCACGGCTCATCTCCGGCAAGCACAGCGCATCCATGAACGTGCTCACCCCACAACTGCAACTTGATCTCGTGCCACAAGCCCAGGACAGTTCCCCTCCGTTTGTATTTCCAGTCACACGGTTCAGCACTATTTGACCACAGCATATCATGGACATCCTTGTACGTCAGGCCCGTCCTGACTTCCTTGTATTTCAACCCGCAATAAGGGCACTCAATCTCATCCCAGCTGCTCATCCTTTTCGTATCCAGTCACGCCCCAACAGGCTCACGGGATATGTTTTGGTCACCCGCATGAACACCTGGCGCTCCTTGTCATGTTCCAACTTGTCCATAGTCAGAGCACCGGAGCGCAATTGAACCTCAACCCAGACCAGCTGGGCCAGCCCGAATGCATCGCACAGGTCCTCAGATGTCTGGTGGTTCCCTTTCTTGCCAGGCTTGGGCGGCACATCATATATCCCAAAGTTGACTCCCCAACGCTCCAGCACGGATTCACGCATCAGGCCCTTGTCCGCCGTTCCATCGTGGGTTACAAACATCTTGAGGCTGATTGGATCATGCAACCTGAGATGCGCTCCGGAATGATAGGCCAAGAGCCTTGCCAACCCACCCATTTCCCCGAGGTAGTGTGCACCTTGTTCTGCCCTGATGGCATAGTCTTCAATGCCTATGCAGTCTGGCTCATTCACCAAGATCACATCCTTGATGAATTCTTCCATGGTCGCCAACCTGTCGATGCCCCGGAGGTGCCGATCTTTGGTGTTGAGAAGAGGCATCCTGAACCCATGGCTTTTGGACCTTTGCGCACTTCCAGCGATGTCCGTGATGTACCAGAACCCAGTCAGCTTCCCGTCATCAAGTTGAATGAAAGCTGCGTGGTTCAACGCCATGTCCCATCCATGGATTCTCATCTGCCCACCTCAACCTCCGCCTCGGACATGAATTCACCACACCTTGGGCACTTCCACCCTTGCACACCCTTGGTCACAAGTCGGTTGTCGCCCTTTTCCCCTTCCAAGATGGCGTCCAGCATCACCCATGGTTCCATTCTCCATCCGCACACCCTACACACAGGGGCATCGGTGGCTTCAAACCCAACCATCTACACACCCTCACCACCAAACAAAGCGCCCTGTTCGCCAATTCCAATTTGACAGATGCAAATTCCCACATTTCCTCCGCCGCACAGACCAACAGCATGTTCTGCTCTTCCACCAACTCCACCTTCTGTTTCAAGACGGAATTTTCCAAAACCAAGAGCGTGATGGCGAACACCAAGCTGGTGACAACTGCAACAGCGCACATGATTCGCCATTTCATTCCACCTCCAACGTGGACATCCCATCACGCTTGGTGACACAAACAACTCTGTCAAACTCGTATGCCAGGTCAGCCTCATGGCTCACCAGGAAAATTGAGCCACGCCTGTGCCTGATGTCCGCCAGCAGCTTCATCACCCTATCACACCCCTCCCGATCCAACCCATCCAGCACCTCATCAAGCAACAGCAGGTCCAACTCGCCTTCCCGGGATGACACGAGATCCATCAAGGCGAGGTCCGTTGCCACTTCCATCTTCTTGCGCTGCCCTCCGGACGGCTGGACGCCATGTTGCCCCTCGATGGTCCAACTGATGTCGATTTCATCCCTCATCTCGCCAACCTTGGATTTCAGTTCACGCAAGGTTGAAAACGACATGGTGATGTCGCCATCAGACAAAATCCTGAGATAGTGATTGGCCCGGTCGGTCAGGAAAGGCATGGTCTCATCAAGCATCACAGATGGCAAGCCCTGGTTCGAGAATCCATGGGACCAAAAATCATGATACAGCAGCTCATCCCGGCCATTGACCAGCTTTGCCTTCAGTTCCCTGATTTCAACCTTCAGCATCCTGGCCTTCTTGATGGCTGCATCAAATTGCGCTTGATAGGGGTTGGGCTCGTTGCGCCTTTCCTCCATGTCAGCCATCATGCGCTTCAACGCCTTCTTGTCAGCTTCCATTGCCCCGCGCATGCTCAGCAATTCGCCCCGCTCACGCTCCAACCTTCCGATGCGTCCTGCTTGCTTCGCCAAGGCGTCAATCCCAGCCTGGGCCCTTGCTTGTTCTTGCTCCACCCCTCTTGCTTTTCTGGTTTCCTTCTCAGCTTCAGAAATCAACTTCATTCTGTTCTTGCCAAGCACATTCGCACGTTCCCGAAGTGCCTGAAGGCGCCCAAGTGCCTCAACCGTATCCATGCTGCTTTCGCACAATGGGCACTTCCCATCCCCCAACTTGGCCAACACATCCTTGACGTGTTTGATTTCAACATCAATCTTCCCGACCTTCCCAATCAGTTCCGCTGCTTTGGAGTCGTGCTCCCTGATCCTGTTCCTGAAGCCCATCATGTCAACCGGAGGTGTTGCAGCGATTGCCTCTTTCAACGCTCTGATTTCTTCATCCACTTCCTTCAGCTTCGCAGCATCCCCTCTGGACCGATTGGCAGACGCCAACAACCCTTCTGCCTCTTTTGCTTTGTTTTTCAACCAGGCATCCCTGGAATCTTCCCAACTTTTCATACGGTCCTGGATCAACTCCACAGAAAGCTCACCCAGCTGGCGTTCCCGCTGGGCAATATCAGATTCATTCTGGTGGATGGAAGCCTTCAGCCCTCGGGCTTGGTCTACAACCCATTTGGAACACAACCGGAAGATGTCAGTTTTCAACATCCTGTGAAGCATCAACTTCCGGTCGGAGTCCTTGACCCTGGTGTCTGTGAAGCGCAGAGAATCGTTTTGACCATACAACACGCTGTTCCGAAATGACATGAAATCCAACCCGAGGATGTCATTGAGATAGGCAAGCAACTCATCCTTGCCCAGCTCAACAGGCTTCCCCTCCGGCCCGAGCAACATCAGGCTAGGCTTCCCCTTGCTGCGCTTCCTGACGATGGTCCATTCATCCCTGCTTTTGTCCTCCAGCACAACACTCACAAATGCCTCTTTGCACCCCAACCTGATGACTCCATCGCCCTTGTCTTCATCCACCGTGTCGCCATACAAACACCATGTCAGCGCCTTGAACACGGTTGACTTCCCGGACCCATTGCTGTTGGATGAGTCTGTGTCTGTGTTGTGGCCAACAAGACACACCAATCCCTGATCAGCGAGGTCCAGGCGGCACTCGCCAAAACAGCAAAAGTCCTTCATCTCAATGCTTTTCAGCTTCACGCTTTGCATTCTCCAGCGCCTTCAGGCCCAACGCCTTCAGCCGCTCCAGGTCGAATCCTCCGGTGGACTCGCTGATTTCATCCACGTATTTGGTCACCAACTCTTGGAATGTTGCTTTCTTTGGTGTTGCCGCCCGAGTCTGTTTTTGAGGGATATATCTGTGGATGCATGACGCACGGTATCCATCCCCAACCCACTTCTTGATCACCGATTTGGTCTTTGGCAGCATCTTGACCCAATCGGCCTCCGTTGCTTCCAACTCCACCTTGATAAAGTCCCCAGGCTTGGCGCCCTTGGGGAGTGCCAGGTTATTCACTGTCCAGAAGGCACTTCCTGGCAATTTGATTCTAGTTGGCGCTGCCCCATTCGGTCTGAATTTCCACATGGTGAATTGCGTTGGGTTCCCTGATTCACCAAAATGCAGTTGGAGGGGTGCGCCAACATATTCACCCCGACCTTCCAGCGATTGGTTGGTGTGGAAGTGACCAGCCAGAACAAGATTGAAAGCAGAGTCAATATCCCTTGTCGGGTCCAACCCGATGTCGCATTTCCATGTCCCTTGCTTAGCACCCATGATTGATTGATGCAGGAGCAGACAGTTGAATCCCTTGTTCCCCTTGGGCAGTTTTTTGGCATGCTTCTTGATAGCTTCCCTGTTGCCCTCGATTGACCCAAATGGCACAGGGCAGAACCTAAGCCACCCCCAGTATTCCAAAGCCTCATGTCCCAACACCTTGACGTGTTCCAGCCCAGCCTCGGAAAACAACTCAACCATGAACCGCTCTCCACGATCATTGTGCGCATCATGGTTGCCGGGCAGGATGTACACCTGGCACGGCATCTTTGCAAGAACGGTCAATGACTCCCGGAGGGTCACAGCGTCAATCAATCGCTTGTCGTATAGGTCACCGAGGATGAACAGCCCGCCGCTATCCTTGCACACCTCCCCCATCTGTTCCAAAGCACAAAGCTGTGATGCGAATCGGTCTGTCACCCCGGGTCTGCCGTGCCAGTCATCAAGAGGCTTGGCGTGTGGCAACATGTTGCTCAAGTGCAGGTCAGCAGTGAAGCCTGCATCAAATTCCATGTTGGTCAGTTTGCCCATCTTGGCGGCCTCAACTCCCCAACATCATGGATCACTTCAACCACAGCCCTGATCACGCCCGCAGCAGTGGTCTTGCCTTCACTCATCATCCGATAATACGCTGCTGGTGGGTCCAGGCTTTCCTCCGCCCTTTCTTTCCACCTTGACAGTATCTCCAGCGCCAGCTGCCGAATCAGCAGCACATCCCGTTCCCTCAGCGCAATCTCCATTCCCGACCTTGCTGCTGTCAGCAGTTCCTCCACATCCTTGTCCATAGACACCCTCCACCAATTTCATCGCTGAGTTGTGTTTCTGAGCGAGGATGCGAGCAGCCTTCTTGATTCCAGGGCCATATTTGTGGCCATTCCAAACATACCATTGGCCATTCTGCTTCACCAATCCCTTGGCCACTGCCACCTTGATGAGTGATGCAAAATAGTCCACACCCTTGCCGTATACAATATCAAACTCCGCCTTTCTGAATGGCGGAGCAATTTGATTCTTTGCTATGTAGGCTTGATTGTGATCGCACATCCTGATGTTGGTCTTGGGATCTGTTTCAGACCCAACCCGTTTGACATTGATGATGAGGCTGGCATAGAACCGTGGCGCCCGGCCTCCGGCCGTGTCCTCTTTGTCCCCGAACATCACGCCAATCTTTTCACGCACCTGACTTATGAACACCAACGCAACATCTTCCCTGGACACAAGCGGAATGAGCTTGGGCAATTTCTGGCTGTAGATGCGAGCAACATCTGCCATCTGCTGCTGTTCCCAGTCGCCCTCGTATGCTGCTTTGCTGATGGCTGCATTCATCGAGTCCAAGACGATCAGAATTGGAATGCGCCGTTTCATCTTGATGCGCATTTCCCTAGCTGATTCAACGGTTGTTTCAATGACTGCGAACACCCTCTCAAGATATGGTGGTTGGATGATCATCAGCTCATCGAGGTTCACACCCAACTTCTTGGCATAGTCCGGATCAAGTTTGTATTCAGCATCATTGTACACAGCAATTCCACCTTGGCGTTGGCACTCGGCAACCAAATGCAACGCCAAGGTGGTCTTGCCGCACCCTTCAGGTCCGGTCAGGATGGTCAACCGGGCAAGCGGGATTCCGCCCCGTCCAATGGCAACATCGACGGCTGGGCACTGAGTTGACAACACCCCTCTGATCTTGATTGCCAGCCCTTTGCTGCCAAGCAGTTGGGCAGTTCCCTCGCCCCCGGCTGCAGCTGCCAGCTTGGCCACCATCTTGTTCAACTCGCCCCTGCTGACCTGGACAGGTTTGCTGACTTGGATGATGGCCATTGGATCACTTCCCCTTCTTTTTGGCGCCCATCTTCTTGAGCTGCGCGGCCAACTCATCGAGTTCAGCATCATCGTTGGCCTTGGGCTTGGCCTTGACGCCAGGCTTCATCGTGGGCTTGGGAACAGGCTTGGGCGCCTGAGCAGCAGGCTTGGTCGGAGGCTTGCCCGGCACCTTGGCCTGGGGCTTGGCCTGGGGCTTGGGCGCGGGCTTGGCCTGTGGCTTGGCCTGGGGCTTGGGCTTGGGCTTCGGGGCAGGCTCCTCATCCTCGGCCGCTTCCTCCTCATCCTCGGCCGCTTCCTCATCCTCGGCCGCTTCCTCATCCTCGGCCGCTTCCTCATCCTCGGCCGCTTCCTCCTCATCCTCG